TTTTATTGGCCCTGGTCGGTGCGATGATCTACCGAGCCGCACATGCACAAGCTGATCTGATCGAATGCGAATATCCAGCCATCGGTCAACAGGTGCAGGTCGATGTCGCGCTGATACACGCTGAAGGTTTCTATTGCGACTTCCCGACTGAGATTAACGGTTCACATCGGCATTGTGAGCAGGGCGCGGGCGGTGTCGGAGGCGCGATCCAGGGTAACGGACTCGGATCTACGTTCGCCTTCGGAGGCAGTGGATGGTCATGCAGCTACCGGTGCCCTGACCTGCAAAAGGCCAACTGGCCTAATCCACCGGGAGCATGGAACAAGGAAATTCACCCACCACCGTGTCAGCCCGTCGGTCCGGCTCCCCCACCGTTTGGCATTCAACCATTGGCCGAGCCGACACCACCGGAGACTGGCGTCGACACTAACCCCACACCGCCGAATCCTGATTCGCTTCAACCAACCGGCAACTGATGCACGGCCATTCCCTAGTGTCACAACCAGCCTCATCGGACGACTAGGAGGACCGGGACCAATGTCCGTTTACCCACTCGTATTCGGAGTGAAGTTGCGGCTGACCAAGGTCAACAGCTGTGGTCTGCCGCTCGCCGGCCCGGCCAACCGCATCGTCACCAGCGGGTTCGTGACCGCCAATTTCACGCCGCAGCTCAAAGAAGCTGCCGACCTCGACCAGAACAACGCTGAAGGTTTGATCTGCGTCACTGAGCGCACGCAACCACAGCGCAAGCGTTGGCAGCTCGCGCTGGAGCTTTGCAGCGTGAACACCGGCGTCATTGCATTGCTGACCAGCTGGGAACAGCTGCTCGACTACGCCGACAACCCCAACGGTTTCCAAGACTCCGAAAGTGTGGAATCTGACCTGGGCGTGGCCATCGAAATCTGGACTGGCGGCAAGTCGGACACCGATTGCCCAGAACAACTCACCGACTCTATTTTCAGCACCGCGGGGACCGGCAAGCAATATGGCTACATGCTGGCCTTCGGCACCGAATTCATGCTGGGCAACGTAAATGTAGGCGCTCAGGTGTCGACGCTGACTCTGACCGGCATCACCTTCACCGGGCCACAGTGGGGCAAAGGCCCCTACAACGTGGCCGGCACCGACGTTAACGGCACACCGGGCCGACTGCTGACGCCGACCAACAACGACAGTCAGCTGCTCATGTTCCGTACACCGGTGGCGCCCCCCACCGACACGCCGGGCGCTGAGCCCGCCGCGTTGGCGATCAGCACTTTGTTTACCGGGACGACTTACTACTTCGGCGGTCCGGCGAACGCACCGGCAGCTGAGGTTGCCCCGGCGCAGGGCAGCGCCGAAACCCATACGCTGACGCTGACCGGCGGTCCTCCGACCGCAGGCACGATCGGTGTCAAGGTCAACGGCCTGGAAGCGCCCATTACGTACAACTCAACGGCAGCCGCAGCCAAGACACTGCTGGTGGCGTTGGACGATGGCTACACCGCCAGCGACTTCACCGTCACCGGCGGTCCGTTGCCTGGCACACCGTTGGTCATCGCCACCGATTTCGATGCGAACATCGAAATTGGCACGAACAGCCTGACACCGACCACCACAGCTGCCATTTCCTGACACGCAATCACGCAGTACGACGAGCGCCGGGCGATCCTCGGCGCTTCGTCGTTTTCGCCCCCTGACCGGCTAACCTGATCAGCATGGCTTTCGATTGGCCGGTCGACCGGAGCTCTTACCCGCCGCTCCCCCTGCTGTCGGATCCTCCCACCGGACCTGAGCAGGCGGCCTATGACGAAGCCCTGGCCGTTCAGAGCGGTGCTGAAGATTTGGCCGTCACCATCCTTTGGGCGCTGTCTGGGCGCCAGTTCGGTGTCAATGACGTGACCGTTCGACCCTGCCGTCGGGAGCGTAGTTTTGGCAGCGGTACCTGGGGGCGCGGGTTCGGTTACCGCAGCGAGTTCTACGGCCCTCTCGGGGTGGTGTTCTGGAATATGTTCATCTGCGGAAATGAAGGCGAATGGTTCAGCGGCGCGTGCGGCTGCGTCGGCGGCCAGTGCCGCGTCGATGGTCCACGCATGATTCATCTGCCCGGCCCGGCGCAATCGATTACCAGTGTGACTATCGATGGCGTTGTGCAAGATCCCACAACCTATACGTTGGAGGGCAATGTCCTCTATCGCAGTGGGCATGCGTGGCCGTTTCAGGATCTAGCCCGACCTCTCGGCGAGTCGGGCACGTGGAGCGTCGACTACCAGCGTGGCATCCCAGTGCCCGACGGTGTAGCTCAACTGACCGGACAATTGGCATTGGAAATGTTGAATGCGGTCAAGGCGCCGTCGAAATGCCGGCTACCGCGCAACGTGGTGGCTGTGACCCGCAACGGTGTCAGTTACCAGGTCTATGACCCAACCACGTTCTACGCCGCCGGCAAGACAGGATTGCCCGAAATTGACCTCTGGCTGATGGGCGTCAATCCAAACCACATTCAGCAAGCGCCGAGCGTTCTATGACGTCGCCTTGCGATGATCCGGCCAGCGACATCATCAACGCTTTCACCGCCGGTTTGACGGCGGCATATGACGCGACGTCAGTGTGCCCGCCCGACGGTTTGACCGTGACACCTGCGGTGTACTTTTTCGGCGGCGAGACTGCCCCGCTGGAGGCTTGGAACGCGCACAGCGCCGATCCCGGTTGCGATGTTCCGTTCTTGTGGGTCCGATTCGCCGGCCGCTACCGGACGCGCGACTTCCCTGATCCGGTAACCGGCGCGGTCGACTGCACGGTCCCGAGCGCGATCGAAGTCGAGATGGGTGTCGCTTGGTGTGCCACGATTGCCAGTACCGCAACGCCGGCTGACTATGCCAGCGACGCAGAGGCCAGCCTGATACACAGCTGGCGGCTCGATAAAGCACGATGTGCGGCAATGACGACACTCCGGCAAAGTGACCACAAAGTCGCCATTGACATCATCGCGCCGTATGGTCCAGAGGGCGGCATCATGGCGTGGATGACATCCACTCACGTTTCGTTCTAGGAGGTAATCGTGACACAAATGGTCACTATCGAAGGCAGCACGACACCGAGCGCGGATCTGCCGCGGGGCCAACGCCGTGACGTTGTTTACACCGACCGGATTGCGCGACTGGTCAAAAAGGGTTTCATCGTAATCGTCGGTGATCGGCGCGAGATTCCCGACGTACCTGAACGTGTCGCTGAAGGTACCGGGGTACTTAATGTTGGCATCGAAGTTCCGGCCGACGGCACATTCCACGAAATAAGTGGCGATGGATCAGGAAAGACATTACCGCCTGTCGAACAGCCCGTGGAGGACACGACGCCGCTAACTTCGGGCGCTCATTTAGCTGAGGCGCCGTTGAACGACCCAAAAGCAGCACTGGCGGCCGAAAGCGGCACTGGTGGCTGAAGGGCACGCGCACGCCGAATTCCACCTGAATGAAGCAGCGCTGAGCCGGGCAATACTGCCCATCTTGGTCAAAAAGGGCAATAGCTTGGCGCGCCGCGGCGCCAATCAGGCCAGGACTGATGTTCCGGTGCGTTCTGGCAACTTGGGCCGGACGATCGGTATCGATCTGGCCACGCCAACCGGACCGTTCAGCGTCAGCGCCGGCGTTCATGCCGGCGGCCGCGGCGCGCCGTATGCGATCCCGGTCCATGAAGGTTCTCGCCGACATGTCATCCGAGCCCGGCGCGCGCCGATGCTTCGATTCTTTTGGGAAAAGGTCGGCCGTAATGTTGCATTTAGGTCGGTCCACCATCCTGGCGTGGCGGCGCGCCCGTTCCTACGTAACGCCATGATTCGTGCCGCGGCAACCGATCCCGACGTCACGCCTGGCTGATTCAGCGTCGTTACGGTGGTATTGTCATCGCCAGATAACCCCTGATGAAAGGCCTCGTGTGACTCAACCAAGCGGTGCTCCACTGACCGATGCCGTACTCCATCAGCAGCAGCCGCGCCCGGTAGAGGATTTAGTTGCCGAATCAAATGGCCAGCCCAATAGTGCGTCGGTTGTTTCATTGTCAGCGCCGAATCTTGATCCGGTGCCTAGCGCACCACCGGCCGCGCCAACGCAGACTGCGCCGACACCAGCGTCGGATCCTGAGCCGGAAGTGATTGAAGCGGATACATCGGCCGAACCTGGTACCGACGTCGCGGTGCCAGACTCTAATGTTGAGCTGGAGGTATGGACGAACGATGAGCCGTGGGATCACGAAACGGTCGACTTCCGTGGCGACATGTTGAACGTTCGAAAGCCGACTGACCAGGCTCTTGCGGGATTGTCATTGTCCAGCAGCAAGTACGTCAAGATGACAACTCGAAACGACATCACTGGCCTGTTCATTGCCAGGCATTTATCTCCTCAAAGCTATGACCGTGTATTTTCACGGCTCATGGACCCCGACGATACCGATTACACTGTCGAAACAATTGGCGAGCTCATGGGCGCGATCGTTGGCAATCGGAGCGACACGCAGCAATAATCGCCTGTACCTGCGTTAGCCTTAATCGGTGGACGTCGGCAAGCTGCAGATCACCGTTGATCTAAATGCCGATGACCTGGCCAGTGAGATAACGAAAGCCGTCGAGGCGCAGCTAGAGCCGGTATTGGCGAAGATTCGCGCCCAGATCAATGAAACGGCGCGCGACCTCAACAAAATCGATGGCAAAAAGTTCGTCGAGGTCGCTGTCGACGCCAAGGCCGCTGAACGTGAAATCAGCAAGCAAGGCGACGCCAGCGCTCGGGCTGCCACTGAGAACGAAGCCAACGCCAAAGCACTGCGTGACCTGGCAAAAGCTGAGCTGGAATTTGCCGCCGCGCAAAAATCAGGTGATTTGGCCCAACGTTCACTGGCCATGTCCAAGCTAACGCAGGCGATGCGTGACTACGAAAAGGTCACCGGCCAGTCGGCGATGGCAGCTGACCGCGAGGTTAAGAATCTGAACGAGGCAGCGGCGGCCACCGAGCGCCGGGCCACCGTGAGCAAGCGCACCGCGACCGCTCAAGTCGCCAACAACAAAGCGATTCAGGATGCCCTGGCCAAGACGGCAAAGGTCGCCGAAGAATCCGCCGAGCGTCGGGTTAAGGCCGAGCAAAAAGTCCGCGACGAAGTAGGCAAGACCGAAAAGGTGCTGGACGAAGCCGCCAGGCGGGCTGCTGAGCGCGTGGCCGGCGGCGGTGGATCAGCAGGAGGCGGCGGCCGAGGCGGTGGGGGTGGCGGATCCGGTGGTGGCGGCACCGGCGTTTACGGTGGCCGCAACTTCGTGACGCGCTTCGCCATGAATCCGATCGGTGCGAACACCATCGGGCTGGCATTGGCGGGCATCCCGGCCGCTACGCTGGTCGTTACCGAACTCGGCGCGGCACTAGAGCAGGTCGCGCAATCGGGTCTGGCGCTACCCGGTATTTTCGCCGGTATTGGCACGTCGGCCGGCACGCTGGCCGTCGGCGTCAGTGGGCTGAAGAAAGTTGTCACCGACATGGTGACCGCGATCAGCACCGACGACCCGAAGGCGTGGCAAAAGGCCACCGACGAGATGAAGAATATGGCGCCAGCGGCGCAGGATACCGCCAAGGCCATCGCGATGTTGACGACCGGCCCGCTAACTGATCTTCGCAAGCAGGTCCAGACCAACATGTTCGCCGGCACTGCCGACGAAATCAAACAGCTTTCCGGTGTGCTGATTCCGCATTTGACGGCTGGGATGGGCAGTGTCGCAACCGCGTGGAATCGTACATTTAAGGCGATCGGCGCTACGGCAGGCAGTCAGGGCAATTTGAGCCTGCTTGACCAGATTTTCGGTAACACCGCTCAGGCTCAGACGCGAGCGAATGCCGCTATCGCACCATTGACGCACGGCCTGGCGCAGTTGACCGCGACCAGCACGAATTTCCTGCCTCGATTGGCCGATGGGCTGACGAAGGTAGCGACCCGATTCGACGAGTTCATCAGCAAATCAGTCCAGAATGGCAATCTCGATAAATGGATCAGCGACGGCCTGACCGGAATGACTCACTTGGGCAACGCGGCGATCAACTTCGGTAAGACGCTGACTAATATCTTCGCTGCCGCCGGCGGTGGCGAGGGATTCTTGACATGGCTGGAAAAACTGACCCAACGATGGGCGCAATTCACCGGGTCAACTAAGGGCCAAAGTCAGCTTAGTGCGTTCTTCAAGCAGGCCAGCGCCGACCTGAAACTCTGGGAGCCGGTGCTGGGCAACGTCTTTAAGATCATCGGACAGATCATCGGCGGCGCACAAGCATGGTCGCATGTCATGTTGCCGTTCTTGAACAGTGCGAGCTCGGTGCTGCTGCACATGCCTGGCTTGATCCAAGCGGTGACAGTTGCATTTCTGGCGTGGCGCACGATAGCCGGAATCACGAGCTTGCTCGATCACTTGGGCGGTGTCGGTCGCAGTTTGGATGCGATACCGGCCAAGGCACGAACCGCGGGCGCAGCGATCGCGGCAATGGATGATGAAGCTGCCGCTGGCGGAGCGGGTGTAGGGGGTGCCGCTGCCCGCGGCGGTCGCGGGCGTATGGGTCGCGTTGGCCGCACAGCCGGGGCATTGGGTCTGGGCGTCGGAATCGACCAGCTATTCCAAGGTGTCGATCCTGGCAACGCCAGCGGTCAGGGCACCGGGGGCTGGTTACAGGCCATCGGCGGCGGCGCGGTTACCGGCGCATCGATTGGCGCAATGCTCGGACCCGAAGGCGCAGCGTTCGGCGCGGCGGCGGGCGCGGTGCTTGGCCCGGCACTGAAAGGTATCCTTGACGCCTTCAAGGGACCGGAAGGCCCCAAGCCGCTGGTGCCCGGTGCATTAACAGGTCAGGACTACCAGAGCGCATTGAACCAAATCGTGTCACCCGGCGGCCCTGGCGGCGCGCCGTGGAATCAGCAGCTTGTCGACCAGACGGTCTACGGAGCCAGCGGCAGCTTCGATCCACGTAAATCCCCCTACGCGAGCATGCAGCGCGGCGACGTCAACTATCAGACCGTGCTCACCGAAATGCAAAAGCAGGGCGGCGCGTTCAGTTCGATTCCCGGCCTCACCGCAGACAATGCGCCGCAGTTTCTCGATCGGATCATGAAGCAGGCACAGACGGCGGGCAGTGCACTGGACAGTCTGGGAGGCGCTATCACCGACCTGCCTACCGGCGAGGTCGTGCTGACTGACCCAACACCAGACATTCTTGAACGCATAAAGGAACTCGGCGGCGCGGTTCATTCACTGCCTAGCGGTTTGATCGCCATTGATACCAGCCAATTGAACACAGCTCAGCATGAAACTGACGTGTTGCATGACAAACTGGCGAAACTGTTCCCCGGCCTGGGACTGACGACGACCGACGGCACTCCGGCGACACCGCCGACTTACGGAAATCCGGCCACCGACCTGCCACCGGGTCTGCAAGGTTTGTTCCCCGGCCGAGCCACCGGCGGCATCATCGGACATTACGACGAAGGCGGCGACAATGACACTAGCGGGGGCAGTCCGCTACGCACCCTGCTCGGCTTAGGGTCGAATTTCATTGATGACGCCGCAGTAGCCGCGACGAAGTTTGGTTCGGCGGCATTAGCCGGAGGCAAAGGGGCACTCGGACCAGTCATGGAGGCGGCGGGCAAGGTCATCGCACCGCTCGGCGTCGCTGCGCCGTTCGTCATGGATGCAATCGACCCGCAGGCCCGCGTCACTGGCCGTGATGCGACGTCCATGGGTCTCGGTCCGCGCGCGCCGGGTGTCGCCGGAATGGTAGGCGGCGCCGGATCTTTCAACGGAATGCTGCCCGGCTACAGTCCCGGTGTCGACAACATGCTGTTACCGGTCCATGGCGGGGGCAACATCGCTGTCGGTGGCGGCGAAGGTGTCGTGATCCCCGAGGCGATGAAGGCACTCGGGCCGAAATGGCTCTACAACTTGAACAGCAAATATCGCTCCGGCCTTCCGCGAACCAACTACGCCGGTGGCGGCATCCTGGGTAGCTTCGTGCCGGGCGGCCAGTTCGGACCCGGCCCTGAACCTGATATGCCTTTCGGACCGTCTGGTGTCATGTCACCGAAGAGTGACACCGAAAATTTACTGGAGAATATACGAAATCTGTTGGGCGGCACTGCATACGGTCCACTGACACAGATGCAGTTCTCCAATCAGCTTCAGCAGATGTATCTCCAGCAGATTGCCACCGGTGGCGCGTTAACAGGAACGCTCGCGCCGGGCACGACACCAGGGCATCTTGGTCCGTTCGGCACGCCGGTTGCCCCGATCAACAAACCCGAGGCCATGATCCGCGGCGCCATTCAGGCGCTTGGCGGTAACCCCGACATCGTCATGGGGCCATCTTCGGTGGAGTATGCCCAGCAGCAAGGGCAAGCCGCCACGCAGGCGATCAGAGGAGCAGTCGGCGAGCCCGGCGGTCTGGCGGCGCTGGGACGTCCCGGTGATCCGTCTGCCTACATCGGACCGCTGACACAGTTCGCGCAGACCGGCGTTCTGACCCCCGAAATGCGAGCGATGGGTCTCGATGAAAACAGCCCGATCGTCAGCGCGCTGACGGGTGCGCGCGGCGCGAAAGGCTACGAGCAGCTGCCCGGCTACATTCAGCAATCGCTGGGTGGCCAGGGCTTCACCGGTCAACTGACGCCGGAGAACCAGTCGATACTCGGTGCACTGGGCACCTTCCGTGGTGACACGATGAAGAACGCTCTGAAACAGCAACAGCTGAATCAGACATTGCTTCCGTTCGGCGGCATCGCGGGCATTCCGAAACTGCTGCAAGACAATCCGAGCATTCTGGGCGGTGGGATTCCTGGTCTCGTGCCCGGCGGGGCGCCGGCATTCGGTGTCGCCAGCAGCGGCGCAGGCAATTCCAGCCTGGCGGCGGCACTTGCATCCCGCAATGTTCCTCCGCAGCTGGCCCGGCTGATTCAAGGGTTTTCCCAGACCGAGGGCAACAACCCCGCAGGTAATCCGACGCTGGGATTCAAAGACGCTCAGCTGGGCGGCGCGTCCGACATCGGCTCACATGTCGACGCACTGCTTAAGCAGATGCAGGACCGATCAGGGGTTGCTGGGGCGTTTCCGGTCAACGGCACCGACCAAGAGCAGGCGACATGGATCGCCCGCGTTGTCGGCCAGCACGGCGCGCCAGGTGAACCGTCATTTCCCGAGTACGTGCAGCGCGTGATTTCGGGAATGACCGGCGCCGCCCCCGCTGCGACTCCCGGTTTGCCCGTGATGCCGCAGTTAGTCCCTCAACCGGGAACGGGGCTGCCGATCACGCCGCCGCCGGTGCAAGCACCTCCTGGTGCGCCAGCGCTATGGCCGGGCGGCCCGGCACCCGCGCCCGTTCCGGCTGCGCCGCCCACCGCCCCTGTCGTGCCGCTCCCGGCACCGCCCCCGGTGGCTGGCTTGCCATTCTTGCCTCCTCCCGGCAGGTTCGATCGTCCGACACCGGGCGGTCCGTTTGCTTTGCCGCAACCACCAGTTCCGACCGCTCCAGCCCCGATGCCCCCCGGTGGACCTACTGCGCCATGGAACAAATGGCCTGCCGGCGCATTACCCGCGACACCTGCTCCAGCCGCGCCGCCGGCGGTACCTTGGCCGCCAACAGCGCCACCGGGCGCTGTGCCGCCACCTGGAATGCCTGCGGCTCCGGCAGCGATTGCCGGCAGTGGTTTGAACCTGGCCACCATCCCTATCGCGGCGCAGAAGTACGCCAATGACTGCATCGACGCCTCGGCTCGGATCATCTTGTCTCACTCCGGCGCCAACCTGGACGAAGATCAGTTGCAAAAGGTCATCGCGGCAGGCGGCACCATTGGGTCGCAAGCAGCGGGTATGAATCAGGTCAACCCGGCGGGCAAGTACGTCCCAATGGAAGGCTCTGGCGGCAGCCAGCAAGCCATGTTCGACGCCATCAAAAGGTCGATTGACACCGGCGCGGGGTCGACCCTGAACATTGCCCCTGGAAGTTCGCTTGGGGGCCGGAATTTCGGCGAAGGCCACTTCGTCGCCGTTACCGGCTACAACCCCGACGGCACCCTCAATATCTCCGATACCGCTGGCGGCGGCAGGCAGTATTCCGTTTCCGCTGCGGATGCTTATCAGGCGTCGCAGGGACGCGGCATTGTCGCTGGTACAGGCTACGGACCACCGCCGGTGCCGGGAATGCCTTCACCGTTAGCGGGAGGCGCAATCCCCGGTATGCCGGGCACGGCCGGCTACCCCGGCTTTGGCGGCCAGTTCGGTGCCGGCGGCGTGTTCGGTGGCGGCGGCGGTGTCGTGCCGGTCATGGTGACGAACTGGCCCGGTGCCGGGGGCGCTGGCATGTTCGGTGGTGGGGGCGCGCTGGGACAAATAGCCAACATTGCCGCCGGCGCCGCTGGCCCAGTGCTTGGTGCTGCGGGCAACGTCGCTTCGGGAGTCGCCAACGCCGCCATCGGCGCGGTTCCTGGCGCGGTTCAGAGCGTTTTCGAATCACCGGCCGGAATTGCCGCGCCGCCGGTCCGAACGGTGCAGGCACTCAACGAGCACGAGCCTATCCAGGCGGTATTGGCCGGTCTGGGAATCAATGTGCCTGATCTGAGCCGGGCTGGCGCCACCGGGTTATCGGGCGCGACATTTGAACAGGGCGGTGCCGGCACCGGCGGCGGTGCGTTCGATGCCGAGGGACGCTTGCTGTCCGCGACAACGAGCTTGTATCAGCGCACGTCGGCTGATCTGAACGCCAACCTGGTCGCCATGAAAGACCAGATCGTCGGTGCGACGACCGACGTCGGTAACAAGCTGAACAAAACTGCTCTGGAGCCACTGCTGTCGGCCGGCGTCAGCGCCGGTATGGGCGCGATCCCGTCATTGACATTGGCCAGCATGGGTACACAGCTGGGCACTGCAATGGCCCCTCCTATCGCCAACGCAGTGGGCAAGGCAGGCGGCAGCGGCAGTACCGCCAGCGACATCAGTGCATTGCCGTTTAACGCGACAGCTGCGACGTTCCAGGGTCTCAATACGTTGGTGGCAGCCGAGGGTGGCGGCGTAGCGGGGGGCATGCCGGGTGTCGATTCAGTGCCGATTCTAGGGATGCCCGGCGAGTGGATTATGACTACCGATGAAGTGTCCAAAATGGGCGGCTTTACGGGGATGACCAAATTTACGGCTGGCCTGGCCAAGTACGGAGTAAAGCATATGGCCGCCGGTGGCGCGATCAACCCTGGTACCGCTGGCACGAATCAGACCGGAACGCTGGGCGCCGACTATTTCGGACTGAGCCAGATACCGATTATCGGCGCGATCATTGACGTGCTAATAAATATCTTACTGGCGATGATGGGCATTCAGATTAGCGTCCGTGACACGATGCTCAACCTGACTGACAATTTCCGGCAATTCCGCGGTGACAGCTTCAAAGCATTCGACGCTCAGGGCCGACTACTGGACGACACCAGCGGTCTGATCGACCGATCGATGACCAGTTCGACGGAAGTCACTCAGCAGCGCGTTCTGATCCTTACGCAAGTACTTGAAGGTGTTATTACCTATCTCATCGACAAGGTAGCTATCCCTCTTGCTGAAGCGGTCGGCCAAGCGGCGATCAATGCCGCGGCGTCGGCAGGCGGCGGTGCACTGAATGCGATTGCGCCGGGCGCGGGGTCCGCCGCGGGCGCGGCGGCCTCTGCGTTGGGTGATGCCTCAGTGCAGATCGCCGGACAAGTCGGACAAGACTTTTGGGGTGCAGCTATCCCAGCAATCGGCGATGCTATATCGACCGGGCTGCTCCAGAACGCGGCGGGCACCGGCCTTAACTCCATCTTTGCCCCGGCCGGGACTATATCGTCCATCACCGGGCTGGACACCGGAGTACCAAGCACTGCCTCATTGACGGGAGCCTTGGCAGGGCTGCTGCTACCGATCATGGGATTAGGCGCGCTGGGCGTCGCTTTCGGCCCCGGATCCGGTCCAGGCGCACTGTTCGATGACGGCGGCATGGCCAACGGTGCCGGTATGCTCCCGAAAGCTACCATGTCGCCGGAGCGCGTGTTGAGCCCGCAACAGACCGCATCATTCGAGAGACTGGTCAGTGTGCTGGAGAGCGGCAAGCTGGGCGGTGGCACCAACGTCACGGTCCATGCTCCATTTACCGTCACCGGAAACGCCGAGGGCGGCCAGGCGGCGGCTAATCGACTGCTGGAGCTATTAACCTAGGAGGGCCATGCCGTTTCGCGGGTATTTTGCCCTCAATGGCACTGAAATCGTCAACAACAGCCGGGTCATTGCGCATTTGGCGCGAGAGACGCCCACCGACGATTTCGTATTCAACCTCACCGGTGAAGGCGATTGCAGCCAGACGATCAATCCTGACGATCCCGGTTTGGCGCTACTGTCGTCCAGCTCAGTCGATCTGGGAAATGGCTTAGCGACGCCTGGCAACGGCAGTCGACTCTACGATCCTGGCCTTGCCGAGGTCACGACATGCTGGCCGCCGTCAGATTTTTGTGGATGCCGAAAGCAGGTCCAGTACGACGACAGCTGGCCCGGTCTACAAGAGTGGCTAGGCGACACGATCTATCGAGTAGAGCTCGCCCCTTGGTACAACACCCGAATGCCCGAATCCGCGGAGTTCGGCGGTATTTGGGTCATGGACGCTAAAGGCTTCGGACCGCTGACAATCAGCCGAGCCGTCACCGAGAACATCGGCAGCGGCGCAACCGCCGGCCCTAATCGTGACACCAGCCGTAAACTAACCTTCGACGCGCTACTGCTGGCATGCACTAACGCCGGCTTGGAATATGGACTGCAGTGGTTGGCCTGCGAGCTACGCGGCACGAAAGACGTCACCAACTCAACACTGACCTATTTCACTGCTCATCCAAATTTCACGGCAGCCAATCCCGGTACGCTGATACGTGATCTGCATGGTGTAGTGATGACCGCGGCGCCCACGATCACCGCTCAATCGCAAAGTGGCAGCAGGCCATACCGACAAGCTGACATGTACCGGGTCAGTTTCGAATTGACCGTGCTCAACCCCTATGTGTTTTTGCCGATCATCGACCTGGGCACTGTTTCCTGGGAAACCATCGGTATCGAACCGATCACCTGGGCGCACGCACCAATGTGCGTGCAACCGGCCAGTTGTGATCCGATGCCGGTCTTGTTCAGCGATACCTGCCCGCCCGAAGTAGTCAACGTCGGGACCAATACGCCGCCGCCGGTGTGTGGCGGATGTCTGCCGGTGTGCGCAATCGATCGGTACACCTATGCGATACCACGATTGAACGAATATCCTGCACGATGCACAACCACCGCTGCCACGGTTACGATAACCAATACTGACCCGTTCAATTCCCTTACAGTTCAAGGATACTGGAAGCTGTGCGATGATTCCGAAGAGTGCGGTGATGACCAATACCCCGTACAGATCGCTGGCCTGCCAGCGAACGCAGCCATCACCCTTGATGCGGTAAGCGGCATGTTCTGGGCCAAACGTGGCCGGATCACCTACATTCCAGTCGGAATTGTGTCGACCCCCAACGGCGCGCCATGGGTAGCGCCGGTGATCGACCGAACGCAATGCTGGCAGTTCGTCGTTGTCGCACCCGAAGCCGTCAATTTCGAGGTGGACATTGCACTGGCCGATCGGGAGGCGTAATGCCGATTATCGAGCCAGGTCAAATCATTTCTGTGCATTCGGTCAAAGGTGTCCTGATGTATCAGTTCGCTGCCAATCAGCAGAGCAGTTTGCAATGGGGGCGCCAACTGCGTGACGTCAGTAAAGCGACGATGACCGCTGGGCCGATGATGACCGGCAACGGTAAATTGCCCGACATCTACCCTTGGGTACATTGGATGAGCATCTGGGCACCTGACGCCAAGTCGTTGTACTGGACCGGACCGATTCAAAAATTCATCGGCAACCGTTTCGGTACCGAAATTGATGCCTTTGATCCTGGCGCTTATCTGAGCCGTACGCGAGTGCCACTCACGAAGTCATGGGACGGTGTTGATCCATGCATTCCGATGAACGAAATGTGGCAAATGCTCTGCGACCTACATGGTTTGACCATGCGCCCGGTAATGCGCCGTGACCCGTGGGGCGACCTCTACAGTCTGACTGTCACGACTGATTCCGAGATGATGGACAAGACGATCAAGACATTCGAAAGCTACGGTTTACGCTGGACCGTAGTGGCCGGGACGCCACTGATTGGACCCATGCCGCTAGAGCCGATCGCTAGCCTCGGCGAGAACCACTTTATCGGGGACGGACTTCAGCTCGTGCGCGATGGCACCAACACCTACAACGACATTCTGCTGAAGGGGCCTGATGATCTGGCACGGGCGCGTATCGATTTAGGTGCTGGCGTCAATCTCCAACAGATCGTTACCGTGAACAACATGTTCGGCGTGTCCAACGTGACGAAGGCGACCGCGCAATATGTACGGCAAACCGGCATGATCAAAACTGACATTGACGTGCCCAGCAATGCTTTGCTTCACCCCGACGCGCCGGTGACAATTGACCAGTTGGTGCCCAGCGCGCGCTTCGCGATCGAGGCTTACGGCGTTCGACTCCGCATGGAACTTGAGTCCATATCAGTCAACTTAGGCGCTGACGGCGTTGTTCAAATCATTCCCACATTCCAAGAGGTTCCGAACTGGACCGAGCTAGGCGAGCTCCAGCAGAATGGCGGCCAGTTATCGATGCAGGCTGGTGTCCAGAATGTGACAAGCCCATGAGCGGCGTACTGGTCGGTAAGACGCCGAGCACTGACGCACAATGGGCACGAGATGTGGAACAGCGCCTACGCACCTTGGAGAGTTCGTCTACCGCTCGGGTAGGTGATTATGTCCTCTCACAAACGGGCACCGATCTGGCGGTGTCTAAGCCTGGAGCTGCGACATTTACTCTCAATAACATACCGCAACAGGTTCAGCAGGCTACGACTGCTTTAGCTGCAACGTCTGCTTTTGACTGGACGACCTTGTTCACTGAATTAGGAATACCAAAGCAGACGGCTGCCGCGTTGGCGACATGGTTGCAGCAAATCATTGGAGCTATCAATAAGCTGTTCAATCCAAATACTAGTGGCCTGAGTAATGACCCATTTTCAATCATCACTAACGGGCTCGCGGCGTTACAAGGACAATTCAACACCTTCATAGACAATCTCGATGGCACTTTAGGATTACTTCCCGGCACACTTGACAATGGCGATGGCACTTTCACTATCCTTGTCGATGAAGCATTCACTGCTCTTGAAACTGGCGACGGCACAGTGATGAACACCCCGCAGCTTGTTCGAAATTTCATCGACAACGATCTTAAAACGGGTCAGCAAATTCTCGATATGCTGGTTACACAGCTATCCAATGCTCCAGGCATTGCGGGAACTCAAACAGGCAACAACCTGGCCACTTTGGGAGCTGCGCTTACCGCTATCAATGTCGTTAACATCACCGGATATCAGACGGGCACCAATCTCGGCGAGACATTTCAGCAGACGTGGGACGCGGTATCGACAGCTTTCGGGCACTTGCCGGCGGGGGCATCACTGTCAGACATCATCAATGCGGGCACAATGGCAATGGCTAATCTCGCGCAAGCGGTGGAAATGGGCCAGGGCAACTCGACTTATGTGGCCCAGATGGCAGTTAATAACCCTATTCATCATGCTGTCGATCCAAGCTTGACCGCCAGTTTCGATCTTGGCACATTTGTTCCGCAGCAGACCATTGATGTAGTTCCTGGCATCGCTGTCAGTTCTTATATCTGGATGAACGCCGGTATGATTAAAAATGACGTCGCATGGCAAGGGTGGAACACTACCGGATTGACGGGAGCACGCGCCAACGTCTATGACGTCGACCTTTTAACTGGTGTTGAAACTTTGGTAGGCGAAACTGGAGACGTTCTCAGTTCCATTGGCAGTGATCCGACAAATCCGTGGATTTATGCTCCATTGACGATTCCCATAACCGTGACACAGTTGTCTTGTTACCGCACTGAAATTCAGGTCGAGGGTGACGGGACACATACTATGTTGGGCTATCCCGATCATCCACTTGCGCCAAATTCAAATGTGTTTCCGCCCCAGATGGGTGCAATTCGTACTTCGCAAACTACCCCGACGAACAATTCGGTCGGAACTCCAGGGCACGGAACCGGAACAGCGACAGCCAGCATTACCCCCGTCAATGTGGGTGACTACATCGTGGCTCAAGTCACCGGCTATGGAGCTGTGCCGACGGGCTGCACATACGACGGTACCCCGATGACTTTGGTCACCGGCGTTGATCTGGACAACATCGCCACCAACGGAGCTCTCCAGTTCTATGGTATCTACGCGCCATCCACGGCTCCCGCCAGCATTGTCGCTACCTCAGCGGGGAATTTCGTCACCGTCAATGCCATGGGATATGCCGACGTAGCCGACGTGTCGAGCGGACCCAACAACTACGGATCTGGAAGTGCGCTTACAGTAGCCGTGGAAGGTATCGCCGGAACGCTGATGGTGGCTGGATTCGGTGCTGAGAATTTGTTCGGCGGCGCTCAAACAATGACGTTTTCGCTTGGAAATCAACGCATTTACGACGCCACTGCCACTGCCGCTGACACCGTTATTTACATTGGCGGTGACTCTGATGCCCTCGGTACCACGGGTTTCTCTTCATCTCTGGGAAGTTTTATCACCAATTGGGGAGCCATATCATTGCGACTGATCGGTACGACAATCTTTGCGCCAGTGTCTATCCCGTCCCCGACCTATTCCAGCATAGTGCCGTGGGTGGCGATGTCATCGGAAAGCACATCGACACACGGGGTTCAAGGCGACACTCAGACATTCTACGGAGCATCGGGCAGCCACACTTACGATGTGCCCCCGTGGGCAGCGCACGTCGACATCATCGTGCTGGGGGCCGGCGGCGGCGGCCAATCAGAGCAGGGCTACAACGAAGGTCAGGGCGGAATGGCGGGTCATTGGGCCGGTGTGACACTGGAGGTCGGTGTCGACGTCGCTGCCAGTGCTGCACTCAGTGTGACGGTTGGCGCAGGGGGCGCCCACCCGACATTTTACTGGGAAGACGGCAGCCCTGGAGAAGCCAGTACGGTGAGCTGGACACCGCTTGGGGGCTCGACTGTTACATCCCCATTGACCGGAGCCGGAGGAGCCGGAGGTACCACGGAAATAGACATCTTCAATTACGATGGCCAAGCTGCCGGAGATTTCACCTGGAATGGGAAAAAATATCAGGGCGGCCTAGAAGCCGGGATCAACTTCCCTGGCAATGCGCCAGGTGGTGGCGGCGGCGGTGCAGTTTTCTTTTTGTTCGGGGCCAACGGCGCGGACGGGGGCGTGTGGATAGTGGCGAGGCAAACATGATCGGAAAGTTCTCATGACAACACCTCCGACTCCGCGAGTAGGTAAAACTGCTTATCCGACGTTGCCGGTCAATACGACCGCGGTCACACCACAGGTCGGATTCATCAACACTTACGACAGTCGTATCGTGGCCGGCCCGATGGCGATAACCCTGCCGTCACTGTCCTCGATCACCACCATTGGTGCGGGCATGATCGTGGAAAAATACGTCCTCGACGCCAACACCAACACAATCACCTTCGCTTGCAATGGTTCCGACACGTTCGATGGAGGGTCTACAAACGTGTCTCTCGGGAGTGCCGGAGACACGCTGGAATTTCAAGTCATCAGCCGTGATAGCGGTGTAAGTAGGCATTGGAAGATCATCAATGGCACATCCCCGGTGGGAGTCACAGGTCCGCAAGGGGCTGCGGGACCATCAGGAACCGTGTCCGTGGCCGGTGTAGTCGGGGCTCAAGGGCCACAAACCTTAAACGTTTTAATGCTTGCTACTCAAGCTGATTGGGAGGCTATCTCAAGTCCCGATCCATCCACATTGTATGTTTGGTTTGACGGGGGCGCGTAATGGGAGTCGCACTCGGTCAGCATCTTATCGTCGGCGGAGATTTTCGCCATTCGACGTTCGGGGCGCTGGCCGGTATCGCTATCGGCGTTCAACAAGTATGGCCGACCGTCGTTATACCGACGCTGCCCCCGATCATCACCCACACCGATGGCAGTCCTTTCATCACCGCCGTAGACGTCGCCAAAGGTTATGGCCTCCCCGACACACTCGACGGGACGGGCGTCAAGGTCGGCGTCATTGAGTTTGGCGCTCAGCCGCAGACCACGGTCTTACAGGCATACGCCAATCTGCTAGGTGTCACCAAGACCTTGAACATTTCCAATATCAGGATCGATGGTCTCCCACCAAACCCGGCCGGCGGGACTGGAGAATGGATGCTGGACTTGTGTGCAATGGTGCCGATCATTCCCGGTGCGGAGATTAGGACATACACCTCACAGGCCGGCACCTTTCAAGCGTTCAACGACACGATAGCGCGGGCACTCGCCGAATGCGACCTGGTGAGCTGTTCGTGGGGCTATGGCGATGAGATAGGCATACCCGAGAGTCTGATCATGGAAATGGAGGACATGCTTTCCGAGGCACGGGGCCGCGGCGTCAGTTTCTTCAACTCTTCGGGCGACTTTGGTGCTGACGCCGGGCCGTACCCCAACAATACGGGCCGTCCTAATTTCGGGGAAGGCTTTATCCCGGCTGTCGGATATCCTCAGGACTGCCCGAGCAATGTTACGGTCGGTTGCACGAATTTATTTCTCGACGGTAGCGGCAACCGGATAAACGAAAAGGCATGCACATTTTCAGGCGGCGGTATCTCCAAGTATTTCCCCGACACACAAGTGCCGTTTGTAACGTGTTTCGGAGACCCGGAGAACGGTATTCCATGCCCTATTGACGCCGGCACATTACCGATAACCGCCTGGATAGATCACTCATCCACGTCGGGCTCAGCCGCACTGATGGCAGCGATGCACACCCTGATGGTGCAGCATTTCGGGCGTCCTTTTTCATTTATGGATTTCGCATTGAAGCACCCGGAATGTTTCTACGATATTGTCGAAACCAACGTCGAGGGCGATGAGATGAATCCTCGAATCGCTGCGTTCATCGGAGCTAACTCAACTTTGGGGGACGGTAACTCTGGCCTGGTCGCTGGAGCGCTCGGGACGGCGCCGACCGGAAACTGGCCCGGCACCGGTACCCCGCTGATCACGCAAATGTGGCCCATCGGCCCCACTGCCTATTCCGACTACGACGTGTCCAGTTGGCCTAACGGCAGTGGTGTGTATCCCATGAAGACAGGCCGTGATCTGGTCAGTGGAATCGGAAGCCCAAACGGCGCAGCGATAATGACGGCACTGGATTCCTACGTGCCGGTAACCGGCATAACGGCGTCAGTGAGCCCATGAGTGAAGGTGAGGACTTAGGTATGCCCCTGCCCTCGGTCACATTGTGGCTGGCCCGTGGTCGCGACTTTCATTGGACATATCAGTTGCAGTCCATGAACAGCGATGGCTCAGCGTCGGGTAACCCGAAAAGCTTCCAGATGGGCAGACTGTTCCTGGTTTTCGACATTCCCGATTTGTCTTATGGTGCGCCGGAAGGGTATTCGATCAGCGGCATGTCAGTGTGGGAATTTCAAGTTTTCGGGGCCGGGGCAGAGATGTTGGTGCCCAACACGATCGCTGACGCCATACCGGTGTCGACGCCGTGGCAGCAGGTGTGGATGCCCGAAGGAACTTTCGGAGGGCTGCGAATTAGACAAGGGCTTGTCAACGAGGTACTACCATGAGGAGAATGAAATGACCGGACCACAAGGCTCGACGCAGGCTCAGGGTGTCACTGAATCGCAAGGGGTGCAAGGCATTCCTGGCGACATTTCCCGCGGATACAAACCAGTACCCGAGGGCGCTCAGGGACGAATGGGAACCTACCAGGTTGTCTCCACAGAGGGAGCGACTGGCGAAGACCAAGAATCGAACCTCCTCTATACACATGAACTAACTACCCCTACTCACTCCGGTTCGGATAACGCCCTGTGACCGACGTATTCGACCCCATCGCCTCTGACGAGGCCACCGCACTGGGCGGTGTGCTGCTCGCGTCCTACGGGCTGCGCGGCCCAACTGGGCAGGCGGGACAGTCCGGCACCCGGATCTTCGGCACTACCACTGACGATCCGCCATTTGTCAACGTCGTTTGGCCGAACACCGGCGACTGGCAAGTTGTCGTCGCCGGACCCACCAAGGGCATCCTGCGGATATATTCAGCGTCCTATAACTTCTGGGCCGATACCCTCAGCGTCATCGGTCCGACCGGTGCAATGCCACGTATCTACGGCACCTTGTCATCGATGTACTTATCGCCACTGCTAGGCGACGTCGCCATTGGCAGTGACGGTTCAGTCTGGAATTACGTCAACGTCACCGGTTCTGAGAACGAATGGGTGCAAACCGTCACCTCAATTCGCGGACCGCAAGGTCCGGCCGGTGCAATCGGCGCCCCTGGAACAGGATTCATTCTTGTTGGTCAAGTTGCCAATTATGCTGCACTGCCCTCCGGCCTAGGCTCCGGGGACGCGACAAAAGGCTGGATAGTGGCCAGCGATGGCCTACTCTACATCTGGTCAGGCACCGCATTCCCTGCCAGCGGTTCAGGATTCGTGTGGGAAGGGCCGACAGGACCACAGGGGCCACAAGGCGCTGGTCCACAAGGTGCAGTCGGCGCTCAAGGTGCGGCTGGCGCTCAGGGCGCACAAGGCCCGCAGGGAACCGGCGGCGGCGGTGGTAGCGGTACCAGTACCCCGACGGCGAGTACTAACGCTCAGTGGGATACCAACGTTAACTTGAGCGCGCACAACTTGATCACGCTCGGCAGCAGCATCACCTCAGCGGGCACTACGACCACGCTGACAGCGGCATCCGACGGTATCCAGGTCGTCACCGGTAGCGCGAATCAGACGATTAAACTGCCTTCAACCGGCGTGGTCGAAGGCATGGGTTATTACATCCTCAACCAGTCCACGGGCACGGTCACAGTGCAGGCCAGTGACGGTACACCCATCATTATCATTTACGGTGGCGGCGTCGGCTCAGCCCTAATCACCGCACTGACAGCGACTCCGACTACCGCAACATCCTGGTGGCCGCAATACAACGCTTTCTCCGCGTTCGGCGGCCAATACATGCTGCTAGAGCAGACTTTGGTCTTGCAGGGCGCTAACCCCGTCACGCTGGTGATGCCACCGATCAACGACACCCTCGCCGGGTTGACAGCTACCCAGACGTTAACCAATACCACGCTGCTTGTCGGCACCGCGACCACTGCGACAGCGGCCGGTACCACGACTCTGACGGTGAGCAGCAAAGACTTTCAGCAGTTCACCGGAACTACCACGCAGTCGGTGGTGCTGCCGGATGCGACGACGTTAGGCGTCGGGCGCTCGTTCTGGATCGCTAACCGGTCCACCGGCATAGTCACCGTTAAAACCAACGGCGGCTCGACATTACAGCCGATGTCGGCCGGAACTCTGGCGCGATTCACTTTGATGGCCAACGGCACCACAGCCGGGACATGGGATAACGGTTACCTCGCTGCAGGACCGCAAGGCCCACAGGGACCGACTGGCCCACAAGGCGCAGCAGGTTCTCAAGGCGCAGCAGGTTCTCAAGGTGCGGCCGGAGCGCAAGGTGCGGCCGGAGCGCAAGGTGCGGCCGGAGCGCAAGGATTCCAAGGTCCGCAGGGTTCGGTAGTAGGTGGAACGTCAACTCCAACGGCAAACTCAGTGGCCGAATGGGACAGCTCTGTCAATTTCAGCGCAAACAACTTCATTCAGGGATTCGCCACCACCGCAGCGAGCGCATCGCTGATAACGCTTACTATTTCGTCGGCCGGTACTCAGGAAATCACCGGCACCAACACTAACCAGCTCATCAAACTGCCGACAGCAAGTGTTCCAGCCGGCTTGCAATTCCTGATCATCAATAGTTGCACCGGCACTGGTGTGGTCACCGTCGAGTCCTCGGGGGCCAACACTATCTCGACCGTGCCTCCCGGCACGTCGATGCTGTTCACCGCGCGGGTGATCACCCCGACCACGGCGGCGAACTGGGCATTTCAAGGGACACAAGGCCCGCAGGGTCCGCAAGGATCGAGCGGCCCACAGGGCAGTGTTGGGGCGCAAGGTTCCGTCGGCGCACAAGGTGCTGCGGGTGCTCAAGGCTCTGCTGGCGCTCAAGGCGCAGCCGGGGCCCAAGGCGCGGCCGGGGCGCAAGGATTCCAAGGACCGCAGGGCTCGGTAGCAGGGGGCACGTCCACACCGACGGCAAACACCGTCGCCGAATGGGATGGCAGCCTAGACATGTCGGCGAATGCGTTCATTCGCCTGTCGACATCGACAGTTACGGCTGCCGGAACCACAACTTTGACGATCACCAGCACCCAAGTCCAGGTTTTTACCGGCACCACTACGCAAACCGTCAAGCTTCCAACGACTTCGGTTCCTGTCGGATACGACATGGTGATCGTTAACCAGAGCACGGGTGCTGTCACAGTGCAATCGTCCGGGGCGAACACTATTACCACGGTGCCGGCGGGCACCGCGATGGCGTTCCGGTCCCAGAAAGCGACGCCGACCGCTGCCGCTGACTGGAACACGGTTGGCGCAACGGGTCCGCAAGGATCAGCGGGACCGCAGGGGTCGGCCGGGGCACAAGGATCAGCGGGACCGCAGGGGTCGGCCGGGGCACAAGGATCAGCGGGTGCTCAGGGTGCGCAGGGACCGCAAGGCTCAGGCGGCTCTGGCGCGATCACGCTGCCCGCAGGCACCACAAGCGTTGCCCCCCTGACATTCACGTCCGGATCGAACCTGACCACTCCCGCCGCAGGTGCCGAGGAGTTCGACGGAACCGTTTTCTACGCCACCGCGCTAGCCAGTACCCGCCAACTTATCGACACCGAGCAGTTCTGCGTACTGACCAGCGCCTATACGCTCACACAACAAACGGCGGCACAACAGTTGCTCAACGCCTCCACTAATGGCGCGGTTCAACTCGGCGTGGGTGCTTATCTTTTCGAGTGCGCATTCTCGCTGTCTGCAATGGCGGCTGTTTCCGGCCAATTCGGGTTCGCTCTGGTACCCGGATCATCCGGCGGCGCAACTATCGCCAGCCAGCAGTGGGTTGCCTTGGCCGCTAAGGCTGCCGGTGCAGCCTCCCCATTCCTCAGCTATAACACCACAGCGACCACAGCGTTGACGGGCGCCAACGCCAACACGGTCGGCCAGGTTCTCATCAAGGGCCGGATCGTGATCAGTACTGCTGGAACCGTTGTCCCGCAGGTCTCCATGACCTCCGGTGCTCAAGGCCCCTCAGTGCAGGTCGGAGCGGGCAGTTACTTCAGAATCATGCCCATTGGCGCACAAGGCGTCCAAACAGTCGGTAATTGGAGTTAGAAGAAAGGTCTATTCGAAAAATGGCGGAAACAGCGGTTCAATATGCAAACTTCTATAAATCAGCAGCACACCAGCTATGTAATTTAACCGGTGACACCTGGAAATTCATGCTGTTAAGCAATGATTACATACCTAACACATCAGGTATCGGAGGTCATCAATTCAAAAGCGATCTAGGAGCCAACGAAATTAGCGGCACCGGCTACACCGCCGGAGGCATCACGCTAGCGGGCCTGGCGCTGACGTGGGACATCACCGTAGGTCGATGGCTATGGACCACGACCACGACGCCGCAATGGAACTCTGCAGTGTTCACGGCCTACTACGGCGTCGTCTACGATTCAACACCGTCAACCGACGCGACACGCCCACTGGCCACGCTGATCAATTTCGGCGGGGGTAAGTCCCCGGCGGCCGGTAACTTCACGGTGAACTGGCCCCTGACTGGCATTGCTTACCAGAACATTTTGGCAGCGGCGTAATAGGCTAGCTGAATGGTCACGTCGCAAGTCTGCATCGGGGAAAACCTGACCTCTGACATCGTTACCGGACTGCTCCAGATGGCTAAATGGTCGGTGCCACGCCTGGTTCACGACGTTTCGATCCTGTCATCCGGGGACGGGGCAGTGGTCGAAACGACGACGAGCCCCGGCGTTCTGCTGATGGATCATCAGGCGCAATGGGTTAACGATTCACCTGTCGGCCACACGATGCTGATTCGGGTAATCCGGCGCTGGAAAAAGGTTGTGACCAGCAATCCCAACGCGGTCCAGTTCCGCGATCGTTGGGCATGGCAGATCAACGCTGACGCTGTTGAGCCGATCACCAGTGCGATCTTGAACGGCCAAGCTGGCTTGGCAGGTGACCTGGGAACCGATACCGTCGCTGAACCGCTGCCCGGCGTATTCACCGCGTGGCTGGGCAGCAATAGCGGCGACGAGTGGGTTCCGTTAACGCTAAACCCCGGCGATGTGTTCAATCTCTGGTATCGGGCGTACGTCTGGACACCGCCGCCTTGGTCGGACAACGCCAACAAGAACGCACCCACCCATGACGCCGAAGCCGGCTGGTCGCGGCTCCAGCTGATCGTGTTCCCGCAGCAAGGTCCGACCGTCCAAGGTGTCATCGATAGCTCAGGGCAACCATGATCGCGTCGTTGGCATTCCTGAGTGCCGCCGCCATGACTCTGTTCGTGATCATCGCGCTGATTGCGACACGCTAATGGCCAATAACCTCAAAATTTGCAGCTTTGAATACATGCTGTCAACGGTCGACGGTCTCGGCGTTGCACAAGACTGGTTACCGCGCGTGGTCAAAGAAGCATTCCTGCAATCGACCAAGGACGGTCAGGTTTCGATCAGTCCTGACCCGGTAACGATGATCACCGGCGATCTGAGCTGGTACAACAACACCGACGATTCGCAATATGTCTGTGTGATCGTTCACCGCGCGCCGCGGTCAATCGTGGCGCAATCGCCCAACACAGTCATCATCCAAGACGCCTGGACGACACTGATCAGCCCGGTCGGAACAGCCGCCGATTATCCAAGCGTCGATTCAGATTCGATGGGCGGCCGGCTTCAGATCGATCGACCGTCTGTCGACCCCGCCAACGTTCTCTATGGGCGTTATTTCCTAGACATGGACGACTGCCAGACCTATGCACCCGTCGGTGTCGTGCCGCCGAATTGGACGTTTAATTTTCGCTACATCGCCGCTATCCAGACTCCGAACACATGGGTTCAGCCGTCGCAGTTCGATGGTCGATGGGAGGCGACCGCGAACTGGACGCGGTTGATAGCGCTAGCATCCCCGGTAGGATCGACATGAGCGCCCCGACATGCGTTGACCCTCTGCACTTTCAGATAAACGATGTTGGAGCGATTGCACCGCAGCCATGGATGCAGTACCGCCAAGTTGCCAGTGGCAGTGTGCCATCGAAGGCAGGCAGCTATGCGCCGACAGTTACCAGCACAAGCAGCTCACCTGTCACAAAAAATGATCTGCTTCAAGATTTGACGGTGGCATGGACGAACGACACGCCGATTAACCAGTGGGTCTACGGCATCATCACCCGCGATGGCTGCCGGGTATCTCTTCAAGCCCGATCGCGCGGCGGCCTGAGTTTGGTTAGTGGCTATGCCGAAACGGCGATACCCTCTGACCTGACGAAATTGACCAATTCGCTGGTCGCGTGCTCGGTGCTCGGCTGTGGCGCCGATATGGGATTGGGCGGCATCTTGGCGGCCGGTACCGCTTACTGCATCATGGAAGTTCGCCAAAATGCCACGTCATTCCCCCTCGCACCTGAGCGCACCGGCTGGCACAAATTAGCCCCCAGCGTGACGTTCACCGGACAGCTTCAGCTCTACTTTACGAGCGACTACTGGGAGACGTCGGGCATCGAAGGCGGCAACTTGGATACCGAATCGAGTTACCTGACCGGTGCGACGCGGTTAGACCTGTTCGCCCTCCCGGTGCTTTAGGCTGTCAACATGGGTTTGAATAACGTTCTGTTCGACCCCGATGCTGTAGCCGGGTCCAGGTTTCCCTCAACTGCTGTGCGCCAGGAAATTGGTGACGTCGCGCCCATGACGATCGAGCCCGGCACCGTCACCGGCGACAAGTTAGCCGACGGGGCAGTGGGAACCGATCAGATGGCAAACGGCGCCATCACGGCCCCTAAGATTGCCAACGGCGGTATAGCCACCGGCAACCTGGCCGACGGGGCCGTCACCGGAGCCAAGATCGCCAACGGCACAATCAACGCCAATAACTGTGGTCCGGGCGTTATCTCTGTCACTGATATTCACGGAAATTCAGTGCTATTGACCGCCGTCGTATGCAATAGCTCCGATTACACTGCGCTGACACCGAAAAGCCCAAACACTCTCTATATCGTTACCAGCTAATGTCTTTCGATCTAGCCCTGGGCGGTGATCCGGGCGGACCCATGAACATGTTCATGGGCAATAATCAAGTCGTCAAAGTGATCTATGTCAACAATACATTGACCGAAGAAACGCTATGGACGATGCCCATTATCACCATCGCATCAGACGTCGACGGTGGACTGCTTTCCGAAGTTGCTGCTTGGGTAGATGAGATACCGATCATTGGCCCATTCATCGGCGCGGGCATTGCCTTTATCGGTGACCTGATCCAATTCCTGATTCCTGACGGTATCGCGGCCATTCTTGGAACCGTCACCAGCATCATGCGTAGTGAAGGTACAACCGGAACCGACGACTCTTATGTCGAGGTCATCGTCGGGTCCAAAGGCTATACAGGCCTGATCACCGACATACTGACGCATTACCCCGAAAACGGCAGCGGCAGTCAAGGTGTCGGATTCCGAATGGTGGACTCGACGCTGGCAATTGTTCAACGCAGCAGCGGTATAACAAACGTCGTGACGGGAGCTGGCTTCTATCAGATCGGTGACAGGCTTCGGCTTGAATCATGGGGACTAGCGCATTTTCACACGCTGTATAGAAATGGTCTTATTGTCGGAGTCTATGACGATTTTGGCGGCATTACACTGGGCACGGGATTTCGTAGTATAGCGTTATCCATGCAGGCCGAAGTGGCCACTGTCGGCGGCGCACGATCGACCAGTCCTAATATCACCAGCCTGATTGCTGGCGACCTTCAGACCATCCTCGGTACCTTGATCGGCGCCGCGGGTGCGGCAGGCGGCGCTGACGCGCCGACAACTGCCGGAGGTAATGACCCCTTCGCAGGTCTGACCGTTGTCAGTGCCAGTCCAGGCGGCGCGGGCACTACTGGCGGCGCGGATCACACCTGGTCGACCGTGCTACCTCCTGGTCTGACATGGCTTGACCAGCAGTCATGAAATCACCCCCCGGTTACGACGACTTCATGGCCGACGCGCAGGCGATCGACCCGGCCGGCGATTACGACATCGTCAATGTCCGTGGCATTGGCCCGATTCATGCTCGTCATCCGAAACCGCGGTCAGCTGCCGCGTTGGCCCAAGCTAGCAACGGCAAGCTGAAAAATGCCGAGCGCGTCGACTATCTGCACTTATTCCTGAGCGAGCATTTGCCGCCTGAGGACGTCGAGAAGCTGTTGCAACGAATGATCGACGGCGAAATTGCCTCTGACACCATGCAGCGTGTCGTATCAGGGGTAGCGACGTGGGGCACAGCTAGGCCGTACACCGCGGTAATCAACCTGGTGGTGATCACTGCCTATCACTGGCGCTCCATGCGCGCCAAGCTGGCCTGCAACGGCATCGCCGATCCATTGCGAAACATGACGTCAATGCACGCCTTGCTAGATTTCTCTGAGCAGATCACGTTGGAGTCACTGGCCAAGTCAGGAGAAGGTCAAAACGCTCATCAGCAGGCGCAGCGTGCGATCGATAATTTCATGTTCAAGCTCTATGCGCCGGATCCCAACGAAAAGACAGAGGACGGCGAAATGTCAATACCGGCTGGCTTCGATATGGATGCGATGGAAGGCAATTTTGACGCTTTCCTGCGTATGGGCGGTTGACAGAATTACTAAGGCAGAGGCATTGGTGGAAGCGGAGGCACCTGACCATTCGGCAGATATAGCCGCGATGCCGCGGGTGCAGGCTTCTCGTTAGCCAGCTTGTCGCGGATTGCTTTGGCCGCCGCGTCCATCATCTGCGCAGCGGTAGCCAGGTCACAGCCCTCGATCATGAAATTCAGCTGGTCGCCTTGCACGGCGATAACGGCCATCATGGGACGTAGGTGCTCCAGCGTCCATGACCAGGGCGGGTGACCTGCCAAGCGTCGATCGTTTCGGGATTCCAGCCGGCATGATCGCCCACCATGACGTCGGGTGGCGGCAGTGTCAGGCCCGAGAGACTGCGGACGTTCTTTAGCCCAATGCGCTCGGCGACCTGGGTGCGCGACAAGTACGTTCGAGCCTTGCGTTTGGTCATGATTGGGCGCTCTCTATGTAGTCGGGATGCTGACCAGTCATGTGACGCTGGAGATTAGCGAAACTTCGATTACAGCAAGGGCATACGCCGTTTCCGACACGCTTACGTGTCTTGGTCAGCTGTCCCTTGGTAGCGGTGAGGGACGCTCGGACAGACCGCAAATCTTCATCCCGGTTGGCCAGCTGACGCTCAAGACGTTCGGCACGGGCACGTTCCTTTTCAGCCTCATTTTGCTGCGGATAATACTGTTGGTGGCCATTAAGGCAGTAGAATGTGCGATGATCCTTGCGTCGGCGATCTTCATAAGCATTGGTCATCGCATAGTCTACGCCACATTCAGTGCAGCAATGCACGGTGTACATCTCAACGATGGTCAACGTTCCTGTAGTGGTCATGTATTGGCCAGCCTCCCAGCATGAGTCGTTACCAATTCTTCGGGGCGTGCTTCAGGGACGATCAGACCAGACTCGACAGCAGCGCGACCGATCACTGCGCGCGTCCAGACGTGCGCCGAATCTTCATCGGTACGCACGTTGAAATGAACACTGCCCGCGCTCTTGCTGCCTGCCATTTTCTCGGCGGTCTGGACCGTTTGCCATACTTCGGTGTCGAATGTGTCGACCAGTTTGATCATCGTGTCCAAGAAACCCACCGGGCACGGTACGGTGCCGTTCTCGATTCGCTGATAGGTGCGCCGGTCCATCGGGACCGTGCGCGCCAGCTCGCGCTGCGAGAGACCCATATAGAGCCGTTGGGCACGGATCAGCTCACCGTAGCCGTCGGTCGGCTCCGTCGGATTGGTCATGATGTGCCTCTCTCGGCGGGTACCTCCCGCCTCAACGTCAAGACTAGCCCGCCCAAGTCGTCATTGTCCAGCACATGGGGCGCGCGGAGGTAATACGCGCATAATTCATACCTGGCGTCTACAGTCGGCGTTGTGAGTCTTGGACCCCTGACAGAAAATGGCTGGCCAAGCTGCGCCTACGCCGACTGTGACATATCGATCGTGCCGGGTACATCAGTGTCCATTCCGGTCCAGATCGGCGAGCCGAACACAATCCTCAAAGCATTCCTGGCCGACCTGAACGCCTACGTTGAGCCGTACAACGGCGAAAACGATTGGGGCGGTTGGACACCCACCAACAGCGTCGCCACGTCAAATCATCTGGGCGGCACAGCCGTCGACTTCAATTGGAACGATCACCCGATGGGACCGGCCGCCGAAGATCCGACCGCGGGCTGGCAGGGCTCATCACTGATCGCCGGCGACGAAGTACCGGCAGTGCGAACACTGCTCGACTTCTACGAGGGAATGGTCTATTGGGGCGCGGACTGGACCACTCCGAAAGACTCCATGCACTTCCAGATGGGGTACGGCACCTACGACGGTGGTAACACCGGCGACGCTTGGACACCTGCGATGCACAGCGACGCCAGCTGCATGGACTTCATCAAGCGCAAGATCCGTCCTGACATGTTCAGCGTCTACCGGCGTGGTGGCACCAGCCAGAACGGCACCGTGTGGCCCGCCGATGTGACCACCGGCGTCGCGCCACCTTCGTCGCCCACGCCGCCTCCGTCGACCGTGACCACCGGTCCGACGCCAGTGCAACCCGTCGGCGACACGACATCACCAGCTGGAACTGATCCTGCGACCGTGCTGGTGGCGGCGACCGGCGTCAGTGCCGACACAGCCGCCAAGATTCTGCCCGACGTCACGCAAGGGCTCATCGACAGCCAGTGCACTAACATCAATCGAATCGCCATGTGGCTGGCCCAGATCGGTGAAGAGTCAGCCGGATTCACCGCAACCGTCGAAATCGGAACCATCGACGGGACGACCTATCAAGGGCGAACGTGGATCCAAATCACCGGCCAAGCCAACTACGCCAGCTTCAGCCAGTGGGCCTACGCCAACAACGTGCCCGGCGTCACTAGCGCGACCTATTTCGTGGACAATCCGGCAGCGCTGGGCGACCTGCAATACGCCGCGATCGGCCCTGCTTGGTATTGGACGATAGCCCGGCCGCAGATCAACGGGCTGTGCGACAACAGCGACGTCGTGGGCGTGACGCAGGCGATCAACGGCGGCCAGAACGGCATTGACGATCGCACTCGGCGCTGGAATCTGGCACTGGCGCAAGGTAATGACCTGCTCGCACTGATTCAGCAATCGACCACGACAACAACACCAGGGGGAGCACTTATGGCCTTGACCGACGACGAACAGCAAGAGCTGCTGGACAAAGTTCGGTACATCTTCGACCAGGTAGGACCGCGGCTGCCCGCATGGGGTAGCGCGTCATCATTTGGCATTTACCCTGATGGCAGTGAAATGACTGAGCGCGACGGCCTGATCGCTAAGCTGAACGCGATAGTCACCGCCCTAGCGGCCCCGGCCAATGTCATTAACACACCGGCGGTTTGTCAGATCAGCAAGTGGCTCAATCAAGGCGCAGCGGCGGCACCGGCGCCAGTTTCCACTGCCCCTGTCGTTGCGCCGAGCACCGTTCGACCGAGCCCGCCTCCGATCTCATAAAGATCACTGAACTACTGAAAGGGCTGTGATGCAAATAGGTGGCAAATGGATCGGTTACGGTCTCGGCGACGTCAGTCCGGTAGTCCAGCAGATGAAGGCGTACCTGCTGGGGATGTTTCGTAGTTACGCGGAACCGCTCCAGGCCAGTCTTGATGCCGGCGGCACCGCGGCGATGTCCTATGACTCCGCAATGGTCGATGTCGTGCGTGAAATGCAAACCCGCTATGGCCCGAATCCAGCGATCAACCCTCATCTAATTGTCAATGGAATCATGGGCTTCAGTTGGCAGGTTCGCTGCGGGTTCGTCAAGGCGCCTAAGGTGGTTCTGTTCACCGCTCAGGGCACCGGTGTCGACATGTGGGACGCCGACTGGCCACAGCCCTATGGCATTGCGCTGGCAATCGCTCAAGCGCTACCCGGCATGGTGACTGTCCAGCCGATCGGCAACTATCCGGCCAGTATCACCGGCCCGGCGATGGGTGTTTCCGCGGAAATGGGCCACACCGAGCTGAAACGACTGATGGGCGAGGGGTCCGGTCCGGGTCCGGTCTACCCGACGGGACCGTGCGCAGGCATCTTCTACAGTCAGTCGGCAATCTTCGGTTCGCATTGGTGGCGCGATGACATTATCGCGCCCAGCGGCGTTCTGCATCATCGCCAGAACGATGTCCTTTTCGTCATCACCGAAGGAAACCCACTGCGTGCGCCGGATACGGCTCACGGTAACGATGACGCGGGCTGGGGTAAGTCGCCGATGAAAGACGGTGCGATAACCAGCGGTATCGCCGGACCGGCCGACTGCCTGACCCCTGTTCAGACCACACCAGGGATCTTCTACGATTACGTGTGGCTGGGCAGCGATGATGGCCAGACCGAGCTCTACACGGCAAATCCCTGGAACGACGTAAGCGGTGCCGGCAAGGTCGGAACGTTGGTCTACAATGCCGTGGTCAATCAAACTTTCAGAACTGTGGTCGGCGTCATCAGTGCGCTGGGTGAGCCGGTCGGCATGTTCATGGAGATTTACAATGGCATAACGTTCGCAGCCGGGGGCGCCGCGGCGGATCACTTCGACTACGACATCACCCCGATGATCGCATTGGGCATTCGAAAGATCACCGCATGGCATAACCGTTATGTGCTATCAGGTGGCGCAATCACGGCAGCGTCGCCGGCTACATAGCCGTGAAAACACTACCTGATATTATGTCAACAGCGAACTGCGTGGTTGTGGTCGCTAGAGGGGCAAAGGCCCGGTACCTCCTAAGAAGTACCGGGCCTTTGTTGCTGCTGGGACTAGCTGACTGATGCGAGATACTGTCGCGCCAAGACGGCGTCATCTTCGTCAGGGCGCTCGAAAATAAACGGGGCGTTCTTCCCCTTTTTCGCATTGCCCATGCCCAGACGACCAAGCAGGTACGGGTTCGGGCCGTCCATCACGCGCAACAAAGCACGCTTAAGGGCCATCTGGAAAATTAGAATGTCCTCGACGGTTGAACCGGCGGCCAACGTTTCGCCGGTCGGTCCTTGTGTCTCCGGATCGATCAGCGCCGCATCTTCCAGCACGGTTACATCAGCACGGACCACGTTCTCAGCCGTGCCAATATCCGTGTCCATCTGTTCGATTACCTCAGTCGGCTTAACCAACATGAGTGCGCCCACCAGCTCAGTGATCTTGTACTCCGACACGCCTGGCGGCGTGCTGAAGGGGTCACCGGCGTTGCCAGTAACATGTGAACCGTCGGCGTCGGTAGTGTCGAAGCCGTCGCCGGCTTCTGGCTTTGCCTTGGGAGGGGAGCCATTGCGGGGCGCCGCGGCGCGTGGCGCCGCAGCAATACGCGGCGGAGTCGACGGCGTGGCGCGCTTGGCAGCGGTTATGCCGCTGCCTTTGTTCTTGTCAAACGGGTTAGGCATGCGCGTGTTCTTTCTACTTGTGCGTGTCGCGAGCGCTTATGCGGTCACGTTTTTGAAACAGCTCGGCAATGTGGTTGCCTAGCTCGGTGAGACTGTCATCCCACACGTCTTCGTACTGCTCCCAGATATCTGGCAAATCACCGACATAGCTGATATCCAATAGCGCGTCACGCGCCTCGACGTAGCGCAGCGCCGCTTTGCTGGGCACCGGAATTTCATGAACGAACGGGACGGCTTTGGGTGCAGCCTTGCGCCGACGGCGTGTCTCCAGTGAAGTGATCATCGTTTCGCCGCCGAACCACATGTCAATGGTCACCGCCGCCGACCGTTCTGGTTGATCAGACGGAATGTGCAGGATGATGGCGTATTCCTGGCCAATTTCGGGCATCGGCTCCCAACCGGACCCGTCGACGGCCATCATCTTGGTGGCAAAACCATAAACACCCCCCACCTGTACCGAGTAGGTGAGCCAGCCATACTCCAGTGTCTTGGACGTCTTGACATCGCCCATGATCAGTTCACCGGTGGTTACGACTTGGAATATCCGGTCAATCGTGCCTGCGATCGTTTCTTCGCCGCGATCGTTGAGCACGACGCGCTCGACGTACTGCTGCAGCGCGATTAGACCGGCGCGGCGCAGCGCATCCCGGTAGGCGGCCACGTAAGGCTTGAACATGTCGGGCACGTCGGCAGGCAACACGGTGCCGACATCGACCGCTTCCAGCCACGCATGCACCGCTTCACCGAGCTCGGCGGCATCCCGGCCGCCGGTCATGTTGTCGAGCAGGTCAATCGCGACGTCCAGCGCACGGTCATCTTCGATTCTGATTGCCTCTCTGGCGTCGGCGAACACGTCAACTAACGACTTGTCCCCAGGGACGTCAAAAGCGTCGGGTGAAGCAGCCTGGGCCGCGGGAATCTCCGTCATAGCTAGCGCGGTAAAGATCGCTTTAACGGCGTTGCGTCGTTTCCAGCGGTTCAGGTTGTAGGTTTCGTCCAGCGTGTCGGCGATCGTGGTAGCACGAGAGAACGCCGTCGGCCGGCCGGTCGAGGGGCTGGGCAGCTTGTAGCGGCCATAACCGTCGTAGACCACTGTGAACCGCGGAGGCGCCGGCGGCAGCGGATAGCGCGACCATTGAGTGAATCGCTGTTCTTCGACCTCGGTGCCGTCCTCGGCTAGTTGGGTCATTGTTTCCTCCTGTTGTGGGTGTGATACTGCGACGGCCTGTTCCGCCGTCGGGAGTAGTCGGTGCTGCGTATGCAATCCGTCATGGTGCACGAACGTGATTTCGTCACCACCCTGGAGAGCGAAATTGACGCAGTGCTCGCATTAGGTATCGGGCCAGTCGACGCGATGGCCGTTCATGGTGATCTTGGGCAGGTCGGTGTCGGCGACCGGCGGCAGTATCACGGTGTCGGCACCGCCCCACGGGTCGCCGACCCACGTCACCGCACTGCCGTCACCACCGATCTTGACCTGGTAATCGGAATGGGCCTGGGTCGGGTCGCAGGTCCATCCCCACGTTTCGCTGGAGTCACGAACGGCCGATTTGAACCACACGCGCTCACCTCGGCTGTCAACTTCCCGGCGTGCCGGGTAGTCGTCTGCGACGCTAGCCATTAGATGCACTCCGATCCGGCGTGCCAGGTGTAGCGGTCAGGACACAGCCTTTCGGTCGGCCGCGATACGAGGCCCATGCGCTTCTCGGCCTGCTCGTCAAGCCAGTCGCCGTCATAGTCGTCGGGTACGCCGTCGCGGAACACGAACGGGTCGCCGGTCATAGCCCCTGCTCCCTGAATCGCTGGGCCTGTTCTTCCAGCAGACGCAGCACATCACCGCGGTCAGCACCATTGCTGATGTAGTTGCACCGGCCGTCCTCGCTGCGGTATGGGAACACCAACAGCACGAAGCCGACGGTCCGGCCCACACCGGCGGTGTCAGGGTTGAAGCGTGTGTCGAGCTCGCGCGCTACTGACTTCATCAGGCGCGTGAATCGCTTTTCGATTGGCGCGTCACCTAGCTGGTCACTGCTCATCACACGGCCTCGGGGAATGCCTCGGGACTACTGCCACCGGAACGCCAGACCAGTACATTAACGGCGCGGCCTTGGCGGTAGGTGGTGCCGAACTTGATCGCTTCGCCGTTAGGTCGCCATTTACCTTGACCCATCTGCTCGGCATACATAAAGACGCGATCGTCTTTTATTGGGCGGTTATGGGTGTTGTAGGTGAGATATTCGCGCGCGATTTCGGGCGTGATAGTTTCCTCGTTGTAGGTCCGCATAATCGTTCCTTTCGGGTTGTGGTTGTGAGGTTTTCCCTTCGTCGGGGATGCCGACAAAAGCTTCATAGTCCGGTCTCCAGCGCTCATCTCACGGTCCCTTCCATCGCACCGTCGAGCACCCGGCTGGCGAACGTGATGCTGATTTCATCGCTCAGGCGTGCCTTGGTCATGAAGTCGTAGCCGACAATGCCCAGATTGCGGGCCAGATTCATCTGCTTATCGCTGGGCGCCTGATTGCGCCGCCAGCCAGCATTGCGGCTGGCAAGGCCTTGCTCAGTCGTGACAACCCATACCTCGGCGGCTTCCAGCGCATCGGGAAGGTCGATATAGACCGGCTCGTCGCTCGGGTAACGGCCTGTTTCGTTGACCCATCCACCGATCTTGGGGCGGCGTGTGTTGATCTGGCCGACAGCCCATTTCAGCTTTTCATCACCGCTCGGTCGTCGACCGTCCTGCGGCCATAGGAACACGACGTCACCGGCGCCCATCAGCGACAGGAACGGGACGCCGGCCGGGGTCTGCAGCCAGAGCGTGTCATCGTTGGCCAGCAGATCGATCGTCACCATGTCGACCGGTCCGACACGGACGATCTTGGTTTCCGCCTCGAATGCGCCGATGTCCTCTAGGGGTTCCGGCTCAATCAGGTTGCCGTCGGGGTCAACGTCAGTCTGCTCGACGCCTTCCAGCAGCTCGGTCAACCTGACCAGCTTCATATTGCGGGCACTGCCCGCCAGGTCCAGAACTAACGCATCGTTTTTGTTCTCATAGAGACGGAGGCTGCGCCCGATCATCTGGCTGTACAGGTTGCGCGAGCGTGTAGGCCGGGCCAGCACTACGCAATCACACATTGGGAAGTCGGCGCCTTCGGTTAGCACCATGACGGTTACCAGGCAGTCGATCGCGCCGGTACGGAAGTTATCATAGATAGGCTTACGTGATTCGTAATTCATTGCGCCGGTAACGTAGTCGGCTTTCAATTTGCCGCTGGCGTTGATCGCCCGGCTGATTTCTTCGGCGGCGTCGACACTGGCGGCGAAAATGATGCTGCGCCGGTCGATGGCGTGCTTCTCAATGGCTTCCACGACGTAAGTTGAAGCCGCTTCCATGATTTCGGCGAGCTCGGTCTGGTGGAAATCTCCGGCTACATTACGAACGTCGTTCAGAGCATTCAGCCCCTTGATCCGTACCGTCAGTCCGTGTGGCATCACCAGGTAGCCGTGCTTGATCGCCCACGCCAGGTCGCGCTCATAGCTGATCTTTTCGATGACGTCGCCGAGACCGATCCGACCGCGTTCGGCGCGGGCCATCGTGGCAGTGAAGCCGGCCATACGCGCGCCGTCGTAGCCGCCGAGCTCGCTGAACGTGGTGTGGAAACCGTCGGCGCCAGCGTGGTGCACTTCGTCCCAGATCAGTACGTCACGGTGCCCCAATGCTTCGCGCCGGTGAGCGGTGGCTAGCGTTTGCAAGGTAGCGAACACGATCGGGCAATGGTGATCATCCTGCTCGGCGCGCACGATCCCGGTCTGTGTTGTCGGGACATCAGGCGCGACAGCGTGAAAGTCGCGACGCATCTGGTCAAGCAGCTCGCCGCGGTGAGCGACAGCAATACTGCGCTGGCCGCGGCGGTAGGCACGTAGCAATAGCTCGCCGATGACGGTCGATTTACCGGCGCCGGTCGGCAGCACGACACCGGTACGCCAAATGCCATCGGCCCAATTAGCTTCGACAGCATCAGCTGCTTCGATCTGGTATGGCCGCAAGGCTCTTGGTGCAACTGAGCGGGAAGCCTCCATCGGTGCATTCATGTGCAGATGCTTTCAGAGTTGTAGTGAGCGTATACGGGTGCGTGGTGGTCGGTGAGCCGGGCCAAGCTAGGGGGCTGTCCCCGGCTCACTGACTGGTTCACACTGTAGTCCGACTTCGACGGGTTTGTCTAGCTTCAGACCATAGCGTGTTCCGAATCTGATTGTGGACTGAAATATCTGGCGATTTAACGAAAAAATTTTTTGGGGAATTTTGATCGAGATTTCGCCGATAACCCGGGCCTTATGTCGCCTCGGTGATGGCGAATCCGTGCTCCCCGAGTTTCGCGAGTAGGAATTGCGCGAAGAGTTCGGTAGACGCCTCACCAGGGAGAATCCCCTCCGGGTCAAACCATTCCTCAGCCGCCTGCTGAATGATCCTGTATGGAAACATCCCTTACCCTCTCTACCGATAATCCGCGTTACGTCGGATCACTCGACCACTTCAACGGTGATCTTGCCCGATCCTCCCTCTAGGAACTCATCCCAGTAAACGGACCCATTTTGAACCTGTTCAACATCTATCTTCATAGCCTCAGCTGCGGTTTCTGTCCCGGCCGGGTAATGTTCCATGTTCGGCTCGTATTCGTAAGTAATGACAATCTTGGCCACTTGTTGTTCTCCGTTTCATATACCGATAAATGCCAATAACTGACGCCATCTGTAAGACTGATCAATCCTGATTGTTTTGGTTGATCACTTCGTCAGCCGTACGTTGGCGTGCATCCTCGGATGTTCCCAGCGAACACGGAATGTACCGACCGCCGCTCGGTGTGCCGGTCAGTGTCTCGATCAACCGATATCGCAACGCTCTATCGACCGCTTCACCGATACGTAGCTTCCAATAAGCTCCAGCGTCGGCACGCGACAACGCATACGGATCAGGGCGCACTCCGATAACCAATTCGCTTCGGCTGGCGCCCTGTTGGGGCAAGCGATCGACAAATTCGCGGATCCGTATAGCCGTTTCGACCAACGGCTCAGCGACGGGCCGTGCCAACACGATTTCGCCGCTCATCGGGTCAATTTCACCGTTCGGGCCGGTGATGATCGCCGCGGTCAATTCGTCGCTGTCGGGCAGCGGGTACGACCGCATCATCAGCGGCAATGGTTCGTCCAACTGCTCGGCGTTGCGCTGCTTGCTGGTGGTCAGCTGAATCGGCCTACCGGGCAGCTTACCGTCAGCGTCCAGCAGCGGCGTGTAATCCCATTCGCCATGCTTGAGCAACAGCTCAGATTCGATTGCGCCATTGAGCGCCGAAGATCCACGAGCGAAGTCTTGGCCCTTGGCGGTGTGGTGGATGACCATCACGCCTGCGTTGGTCAGCTTGCGCACGTTGTCGAATCGACCGACGGCCAGACCGACGTCGGTGGCGCTATTTTCTTCCAGCCGCAACGACATACGGGCAAACGTGTCGAAAATAATCAGCCCGACCTGCTGGCGCGCGACATAGGCGCCGAACTCGGCCCATGCTTCATTTTTGGCGGCGAGCTGCAAAATAGAATCGGCCAGTAGTAAATTCTCGCTCAGGTCGCTTTCATCGATACCGCGCGCATCACACCACGCGATGAGCCGCTGAATCGCCCCTGAGAGCCCTTCTCCCGGCATATACATGATTTTCGTCTTAAGGGTTTGCCTGCCCTGCCAACGTCGACCGGTGGCGATGTGGCAGGCCATATCGAGGGCCACAGTCGACTTGCCGACGCCGGGCGGGCCGATCAGGCAGCTGAAACCGCCATGCTCGATTAGACCGTCGATGACGAACTCCGGCGGCGGAAGATCACGCCAATGGGAGAACGGCGCGATCCGCGGCACGCCGGTCATGCCCGATTCGAACACGTCAGGATCCGCGTTATCGACACGATCGGCGAACGGCGATTCGTTCTGTGTCGCCTCGATACGTTTCGTATCGCGCTCGGGCAGTGCGCCGGCAAGGTCGAACTGATCAGCCGAGATGTGGTCGACACCGTTCTCGGACGCGATCACAGGCTGCGCGAGGTGACCACTTTCGCTTGCATCATCATCGTCAACGGCGTGATAAAGGTTGCCGTCCTCGGGATCGGTTACGAAAATTCCCGTACCGGTGCCACAGGGCACGCACCAGTTTTCACCGTGCTCAGCTTCGTTGTATGCAGATTCGTGCGCGGCTGGCGATTCGCTGGAAGGCCACTGGTCAAACCGCCCGTCTTGTGCAGTCGCTAGGCGATCGACAGTCTCGATTTCACCGTCATCAGCCTCGCGCAGATTGCCCATGCTCACGTCGGCGTCGTCGCCGATGTCGCGGGCCGGCCCGACGCCCATATCCGCACCAATGCCCAGATCGGGCGTCAGGCCGAGCTCATCCATTGCTTTACCGATGTTGCCGCCATAGTCGATCCGTGCAACGGCCTGTAACTTGCTAAAAGTCGGGGACCAGCCCTCAGTGCCGATGTCATCGGTGAAGGGCGGTGCGTCGTGGTCAGTCCAAATGTGCAGCGGACAGTTGACCTCGGTGTAGCGGCCCAGCGAGCAACCGGAATCGTGCGCGGTAGCTGACTTCGGACTGGCATGTTGCCCTGGCGCACTCCACACGGCGCAGCCACAGCCATCGGACCGCGGCGCCGGCGTCCAGCCCAACGGCTCCAAAATGTCGGCCCAGCTGGCCGATTCGGCCCAACTGTCGATTGCTTTACTCAACGCATCGTCACTATCGGTGAATGCTTCACGATTGCCGACGCTGCGCTCAAAACGGGCTTCGCCGTGCTCGATAATTGCGTCCGAAAGCCATTCCGGCAGTTCATATTCACGGCCGGTTAGTTCATAACAGCCCTCTGGGCGACACGATGGTGGAATCAGCACATAGCGCCGCTCCCACAGCACCGCGAAGCCGTGATCACCGCCCCACGTCAGCGCGCCGGAGTTTCGCGGCAATATCGGGATCACTTCATCGGGCACAGTGAACCAAAAATGGCCACCATCCTTGTGTGCCCACACACCTTCAACGTTGCGCTGACCGGGACTGGTCACCGTCGGCGGCATGTCGGACGGCGCTTGGCTGACCTCTAAGAACCGCCCCAATTGTTCGCGGGTGTCGCAATCGACCACTACACGACCGGATCCACCGACCTCGACAGCCAGGTTGACCGCGACCGGCTCGATAATCTCGATTTCGCCGGCCTTGGCGCGCTTGGCGTCGAAATCCACCAGAACACCATCGTCGGTCAGATCGTGCCACTTGCTGAACATGTCGCAATAGCGGTCCAGGTACTTCAGCACCGTCTTTGCATCGGTGCTGGCCAGTGCCAAGCCCGATGGGCTGCGTACGCGCTCCCAGTCGTGTCGGCCGGCTTCTTTGGCCTGTAGCCGGACGGCCTTATCATCGGCGGTGCGCTGGCGCGGGGTGCGCATATCGGCAGGCTGCTTTGAATTGGGCAGGATCAGCAGCAGCGATAAACCTTCACTGCACGCGGCGCGGACAAATGACCGCATCGCATCGTGATTAGTAGAATCAACACCACTACCGAGGATGGCTTCTAAAGGTTTGGCACCGAGCATGATTCAGGCTTCTTTCGTGGTTATGGTCGCTTTATAAGCTTCATAGGCTGCGTGTCGCCGGAGCCGATCAACGCTAATTTCCGGGCCGAATGGATTGCCAGACCGGTGATGACGACCTTCGCCACCGTTGCGATATTGCTCGACGGGAACCAGATCGCCGAACACCGCGCGGTGCTGATAGCACTTGGCATTGATCAGGCCACACCGATGACGGCTCATACCTTTGCCCAACTCGCGCCCATATCGGCACGATCGGTTCGCAGTACCGGCTCGCGGCCAGCCCACGCGGTCAGGAACGGCGGCGGCGTCATCATGATCTGCTGCACCTGCTCGGCAACCTGCGTATCGACCACCACTTCATCGTGCATCGCCAGCTGAATGTGATCGCCGATGCCAAGCCGGTCCATTTCGCAGATCGTGTGCGCGAGAACGTCATAGGCGCTGCCCTGCACCACGAAGTTGATCGCCTTGTAGCCAAAACCAGGGTCAACTGGCAGGATTCGGCCGCCGGCAGTGATAATCCGACCGTGAATGTCAGCGATCTGCTGAACCTGGCTCATCCACTTGCCCGATCGCGGCATCGCGGCGAGCATCTGCCGGCGAATTTGTGCTGCTGATTCTTCGGTGTGACCGATACGTGCACCCAACGATCGCGGCCCCTGGCCGTACATCGTTGCCAATAGCACAACTTTGGCCAGATCACGATCAACCCCGCAGCTACGTTGAATCGGTTCGTACAAATCCTCCCCGGCCTCGAAAGGTGCCAAGAAAATGTCGTCTTTGGCCATCAACGCCATCGTCACCGGCTCGATCTGTGACCAGTCGATCGATGTGAGCCCTTGACCGTCATCGGCGATAATCGGCCGGGCATCTTTCGGAAACTGTTGGAGCTCAGGTGATGAGTACGCCATACGTCCAGTGGCGCTGGCGCCGAGCACACCGACTTGGGGATGGCAGCGACCGGTCACTTCGGCCTGACGGTAAACCTTTTCCAGATAGCCCATGATCTTGTCGGTTTCGGCTAGCTGACGTTGTGCTTGCGCAGCGGGGTGGTCAAGACGTTGCAGATCGTCTTTTGTGGATGATAATTTGCCGGTGCGGGTACGCGGCCATCCTGACGGCAATTCACCACGATCGAATAGATATTGGACCAGCGCGGCCCCCTTGCCCATACCCCCTTCCAGCCCATGAACGGCGAGCTCGGCGATATGCATGTTGCGCTGCTGGTCAATTTTCTCGGCATAGAAAGTCAGGTACTCCGTGTCGACGGCCAGCCCAACCGCGGAGCGGCGCAGCATCACGCGGTTGACAGTTTCCTGTTTGGACAGAATTTCCGCGGCCATGTTGGGATGCACGGCGCCGTGGTCGATGAACGGGTGATCGAGCGTCCAATCGATCGCTTTGGCCCGCAGTATCGGCTCCAGCCGCAGTGTTTGCACGGTGTCAGCCATCGCGCCCACCCGATAAATGGACGATTCAATGTCCATACCCTCGTAGCCGTCGGCGATCGTGCGGTAACCGGCGGCCTTGAACGCCAACGCCATGCCGCCGGCGAAATCGTCCATGCCTAGATGACGCTTGACGCATGACTCCAGCTTTTTGCTGGTCATTGTGTCGGGCTCGGCGAAGCGGGCCAGCAGCAGTGTATCGACAATTTTATCGATCATTTCCAGGCTGATCAGACTGTGATGTGCCAATGGCGGCACATCGAACGGTGCATTGTGCAGGATCAGCTGACCTGCATGCTGACACAACCAACGGACAGCATCAAAATGGTGTTCGTTACGAACCGGATCTAACAAGATCGCATGAATTTTGCCGTCAAGATTCCATGCCGCGGTCACACAGTTAATTTCGAAAGCACGGGCCAATCCCGGCGTCTCGATATCGATCGCGACCGGAGTCCCGTTCCAATATTGGAATTGTTGCGCTAACCCCAACGCATCATCACCGGTGTGCAGGTAGGCGTCAAGCACCGGGTCATACCAGCTGCGGTCGGGAACATTCATCAGTCGACGCATCCCATCAAGCCGTGCTCAATATAGAGTCGAAATCGTTCCGCGATACCGAACAGGTCGCCGAACGTCACGTCTTCAGCATCGGGCTTAACGTTGGCTGTCCAATGAACCGCGAGACCCAATGTGACCAGACGTGTGAATTGTTCTTTGTCGTCAGGATTCATTGCGGAACCTCAACGGCCAACGATTGCAATCGGATCTGGTCACGCAGATGGCCAATACATTCTGCGTAACTGGCATACTCGGGTGTCAACGCAAGAATGTTAGCTTCGCAGATCAGCGCGGCTATCTCCATGCCGTTGCGCACACCTTCGGTGAATGCCTCGCGTACCAGGTGATTAACCGTTTCACCGATCACCAGACCGCAGCGTTCAAGTGTCGCGGCCAGGCCCGGCACAACGTCGGGGCTCGGACTGGAAGGGGGGAGCTCACCGGACATCAGAATCGATGATTCGGGTCGAATACCGGATTGTTGATCGGATCGTCTTCATCTACATCGCCCAGACGAACGGGATCGAATTGATCATCGTCAGCTGCGCGGGTCACGGGCTCGGCCATCAGCCACATGGCGAATGTCTCGGCAAAGCTAGTGACCAGCTGGGCACTGACCTTGGGCTGCTGGCTAAACAGCGTGGCCGCCGCCTGCAGCGCGACGTCACGCGGATACGTACCGCCAGATATCGGTGCCAGCATCGATTCCGCCACGAAATCGGAACTGTTCGCGGCACCATTGGAACCGAAATCGATCAACTGCGGCGAAGTCGTAAGAGGGATGAAGTCACCTGGCTGCCATACACCGAGCAGCACTACACGTACCGGGAACACCAATGCGTCAAGACTTTCGGGCGCCCATCCATTGCCGGGCGCAAGCCACACGTCAAGGGGAGTACGCGAGTCCGGCCGCGATTTCTCACGATCAGTCTTACGAATAAACGCACAAGCCTCACTGCTGGGATCATCCATCACCGGTATCCAGGTGATCAGCGTGCCGTCAGGTAACTGGGCAACCTCTTTTGCAGTGTTCAAAAGGCCAGAAGACATATCATGTGCTCCGATCGTGGTTGTGGTCATAGCTCTCTTGCAAGGATGAACAGAACAGGCAAACCAGCCCACGATCGGCATCCCCTCCGGTCGTGGGCCGGCGGTCTGTCAAACGTCGAAATGAACTGGCGTGGCATCAATTGCGCCGGCGCAGGCAGGCACGTGAGTACCCATGAAGCTGTGCTTGATGCCGCGCGTGGTGCAATAACCGACGGTGTGAGAATGTCCGTGCGTGTCGATGAACGGTTTAGCGTGCCAGTGCGATTGCTTACCGTCGCGGCGTAGTGCAGCACGTTCACAGACGTGTTCGGCGGTTCCATGAAAGGTCGCGTCTCCGCAAATATGCACGATATGGGCGGTACGTTGATCGTCCAACGCCCAGACGTAGCGACCACGCCGAGCGGCGCCGGGATGATCCGCCCAAAAGGACAAATCGACCGCGGCGCACGCCGCGATGTTGAACTTGAGCTGGGCTGGGAGCGAACGCATTACACGGACGGCGTTGTCTTCACAGGCGATACGGTCAATAGATGTCACGGCGAACCCCGATCGTGGGAGGGGCGGGTGGTTGTGGTTTAGCCTTTATAGCTCACGGGCGGTGCAGAGGGGGCCAGAACCGCCGTTCATGTCGGTGTCATTCGCGTGATCCCCATCGGCCGCTGCCCGGCCGGGCAGCGTTCCAGGAGTCGATGGTTTCGTGGCTCCAGCCGCGGCGGTTTCCCACCATGACGTCAGGCTCGGGCAGTGCTCGATTATTGGATAGGCTGTGCGCGTTCTTCAGCCCGATATAGCGCGCCACCTCGGCCCGGCTGAGGTAACGCATAGTCGGTGTTGCCATGATGGCCTTCCCGGCGAGTCGATCCCGCCTGTGTTTGTTTCTGACTGCATCGACAATACCGACTAAGGCGGGTATGGTCAACCCCCATGACCGCGCAAATGAAATCCCAGACTGTCATCAATCGCCCACGGCGCAAGCAGACCAGCGACGTCGGCCGCCGCAGCGAGACGCTGGCCGAATTTGCCGCGGCGCTGGCCGATCACGCCGGTAAGCCGATCCCGTTTATGACCAGCGTGATCGAGCTCGCGCAGACGCGCGTTGCCGTGAAAATGCTCAAAGCACGGCGTGACCTCGTTTTCGAGCAGATCAAGCACCGCTACGCCGGCGGCACCGCGGTGACCAGCGATGGCGAGTACGTGCTGCGGATGAGTCGACCAACGCCGCTGGTCACGGTTCGCACGGTGGAAAGCGACACGATCAAGCGCAAGTATCCCGAAACCTGGCAGGCGGCGCGCGTGGCTGTGTCTCGGGTAGCGGTGAGCGCGCCGAAGTCATATGCACTGGAAATTCCCATGCCCAAGATGCCGATTGTGCCAGGCTCTAGCGCACCGCTAGACCGTTGCGTCGCCGCCTACAAGCACCGCGCGTTCGATCGTCTCGCCGGGCTGCGCGAGACCGAGAATCGAACGGTTCGCCTACTGGAAAGGATCGCCGACGAATTCGGTTGGGATGGCATGCCGATGACCTTCACCGACAGCTGGAGCATCGGGCTGCGATCCCTGCGATTCGACGCTGATCACTTGGCTGAGATTGCGCCGGATATCTTCGATGAGCTCGCCGTCGAAAAGGTGCGCGGTGGCTCGACACGGCTCTGCCTGGCGCGCCTTGATGATGACGATCCTGAGTCGTTTGACGACTACGCGGAATAGGCTGACCACCATGTCGAACAGCAACCCTGAGCACTTCGCCCGGCAGGGATATACCGACGGCTCGAATCGATCGATCGTCGCGAACGCCGAAACGGTCACCACGGTACGATCGATCGCCGCCGACATCGCCGATCAACCGACCGCCTCGCTGGTGCTGGTGTTGGGCTTTGTGGCCGGCTCTGACACAGCCCGCGCGACGCCGGGCCGGATCGCGGCGCTGTGTGATGAACTGATCCGCCGCAAGGTCTACTACGAAATCCTCAGCGCGCTCGACCCTGATCTGGCGCGTCGAATCAACATACTCTACGCGGCCGATCGCGGGCAGCGCTGGGCAGCGACCGGTCGACGGTAATCAATTTCCATTTCAGCTAATAAGCATGCTTTAGGATTCCCGTGCATGTCGAATTGTCAGGAAAAAGCATGCTTTAGGATTCCCGCGCATGTCGAATTGTCAGGAAAAAGCATGCTTTAGGATTCCCGCGCATGTCGAATTGTCAGGAAAAAGCATGCTTTAGGATTCCCGCGCATGTATGTTCGTCTTTCCCGATCTTGAATGTTAGGGTCGCCCGAACTTACAGTTTCGGCTGCCCGAAACCATGGTTTAGGGTCACCGAACTCAAAAGTTAGGGTCGACCAAAATTAAAAGTTCGGGTCGCCGAACTTATCCAGTGACAGGTGCCACTAGACATATGTGTAATATCGCATATGTGCTGGTCAGAATGCCCTCCTATCCGGCGGGTATCTCCCGCCTAACAGTCCGACAATACCGACTAAGTAAGACTTGTCAATAGCGGCCGAACACGCTAGGGTCTGTTCTGTAGGCGGGAGGTACCCGCCGGGAAGGCTCATTGAAATGTCATTTAATCCAGCGTCGCCGGGCGCATACGACTCTCACAATGACATGGCCATTGCAGCACTCATGTGGGCATTGGACGAACCGGTGCGCGAACGCCGGCGCTTGCTTGACGGGTACAAAGCACGGCGGGTAACAATCTGTGACCCGTGGGATAGAACGGTCGACACGCTGGTAAACGAACGCGCCGGCTATGACGACACGGCCGAGGCTTGGATCATTCGCCAATATTTCAGCGCACCGAGCCGAACCACGTACCGAGCCGATCACGTTGCCGCGGTTCGCTCGCTCGCGAGCAGGGTGGAAGGTCCGAAATGAGCGCGGCGCCGAAGGATGACGCGCGCGGCGACAGCGGAGCGGACCGCGCGCGCCGGATTATGGCTCGTGCAAATTCTGGCGCTGGTCTTAGCGTCGCCGGTGTACCGGTCCAGGTATCCGGCGCTGTGCTGCCATTTGCCCGCGTCACTGTCCGCAATGGGCATCCGCTCGCCGGTTTCAGCGCCGAATACAGTTGGAAGGCAATCGACAGACTCGCGAGTAAGGCTGGCCGATAGCGGCCGGCGCACGTCAATACAATCACCGGATCCGGCAACGGGTCCGGTGATTGTCGTTTGACATTCCCTACCGTTGTCGGTAGTGTGAATCGCATAGGCGGGAGGTACTCGCCGCACAATCTGAAGGGCTCACCATGATCATCCACAGCGACACGCTTGTTTACAGTGACTTCGACGCAGCCGCTACCGCGGCCGGCGTCGACTTGCAAGGCTTCAACGTCAAGGGCTCATACTCGCGCGCTCGCGCATTCAACGTCACGCTAAGCGGATCCGGCCGCAATGGCGGAATGTACGGAAATCTCGGTTATCCCACCGCAACCTGGGATGAGTGGGGCATCGTGCTCGCGCACCTGTTCAACGTCGATTCGGCCGCACGTGTGCCGCGTGTCTATGAGGGTGCCGAACAATTCCATTGGGCAACCGGCGATCGGTACCGGACGCTTACGCGCGACGCGGCACACGTCAAACACAATTGGTTGTCCGGTGATACGAACGGTCAAAGCGCCGGCGGCGCTTACTACGTCCAATCGTGCAAGTGCGGCGCTCTGCTCCGCCGGCTCGCGAGCGGATATCGTTGGGAGGACATTTGCGAGAACGCATAGCGCCGGCGCGGCGCACGTCAACACAATCACCGGATCCGCCAACCTAGATCATTTAGGCGGGCCCGGTGATTGACTGTCTGAGACCCGTTGACAATCCCTACCGTTGTCGGTAGTGTCGACTGCATAGGCGGGAGGTACCCGCCGGGAAAGGTTCGAAATGTCTCAGACCAGCACATCGCCTATCAAAACTGTCACTCTGTCTGACGGGTCGACACTCACAGTGGAATCCATCGGTGCCGAATGGCAGCCCGAAGACAGCGGCTACCGTCAGCGCTACGCCTACACAATCAACCCTGCTCATGACCCTTGGATCTACGAGGGCAACGACATTCGGTCAGGCTGCGGCGCCGTTGTCGACGTCGCGGACATACTGCGCACGCTGGCAAGTTTTCTCGGTGCCGCGGCCGAGGCCTATCGCTACGAAATGCGCCGCGGTAGCACGTCTGAAAACTCTGATCTGTTCCCGGCGCACGTCAACGAATGGGCGTATCACTTTGAAGACGAACTGAGCATGCTCGCCGAGGATCCGGCCGACCGTATGCGTGAGCTCGGCGCCGAGGCGGGACGCGCGGCCGGTTCTTGGGTCATCGACGGCAACACGTCGATCGAAACGCTGCGCGCGGTTCTGTCCGACGATTTCGAGTTCGACGTTCCGGCGCCGTTGTCCGGCGAATGGTCAGATGGACCGTTGCCGCGCGACGTTCTCGCCGAGGTAGGCGTAACCGAAGATGACGACGAGGCAGACGACCTACTGAACGAATACGAGCAGGCCTACTCGGATGCTTATATCGCCGAAACACAGCGCAGCGCTAGCGCCATGTTGCCGGCCGACGACGACAGCACAGACGACAGCGAGGGCCTGAGGCCATGACCAGGGCAGTGCAGCGCATAAGCGCCACGATCGTAGAGCAGGTTTACGCGCTGGCATGGCGTGCCGGAGTAATCGAGATCATCACTTCTGAAGGGATGGTTGACAATCCCTACCGTTGTCGGTAGTGTCGACGGCATAGGCGGGAGGTACCCGCCGGGAAGGCTCGAAATGTCGGTTTCTGTGGTTTATGAAGGCTTCGCCTGCAGCGATTGTGTGATGATCATCGCCAACGACGATTGGTCCGGTATCGCGTCGCCGGAATTGCACGACGCCCAGATTGCGCATGTTGGCCTGGGCGAGCTAGGTCATGTCGTCATGGCGGGCGATGAAGGTTGCGAAGGTGAATTCAGTACCGCTCGTTGTGACTACTGCGGGTCAACACTCGCTGGCTATCGACACCCTATCGCGGTGCTCGCATGATCGCCTTGATTATCTGGCTCACGGTAGTGCTTGGGCTCATGGTCACCGCTTACGAGATGGCGGCCGACCGATGAGCACGGTTCTGGCCATGCACGCGATGCAGGGCACTGCTGTCACGGCCGGCCTAGTTTCGGCCGCCGTGGTGGATACCGGCATCGCCGGTGCCGCGCTCGCTGTCGTGCGGTTCACCCGGCGTGTGTGGCGCACGTTGCACGCGGTCATCACGATTACCCGGCGCCACGTGCCGGCGTGGCTCGGTGTCGCACTAGCCGTCGCGCTGGCGATACCCGGTCCGGTCGACGAACTCATCGTGCTCATCGTGGTCGCCGGCTTTGCGGCTGCCAAGCCGGTCATGCGCGCAGAGCTGCGCGCCGGCATACCGGCCGCATGGCGCAGCGCTTAGGCGCCGCGCTTGGACACTGAGCGCATAACGGCCGAGCGCCGCTGTCATCCATCGGGCAGCGGCGCTCGGTGCGTTCTAGGGCAACTGAGCCGTTGTCGACTGCCTGAGCGGATCCATGCCGGCGTGATCCGGCCGCGTCCCTCACGCGCGCGCGAAATCCAACCATACTGGCACCGAGAGTGTCAAGTAAGAGAACGCTAAGAAAATCGGTTGTTGTTTGACATTGACAGGGTAGGGTAGGCTGAGCGCCTACAGGGGTCGCGGTCAGCCGACAACCGTTAGACATCATCGTTAGACAACATCGTTAGTCAGGGCAGCCTTTTATATATGCATGACTACGAATGTATGCAGATATGTAGATACAGATAATAGGGTCGAGCCAGGCGTCATATGGACACGGGCACACGCCTACGCATATAGGTTCGCTCGCGAACTCGCGCGAACCTATGCATGGGCACACGCCGCAGGACGGATGAGCTCGACGCACGTAGCCGAGCGGTCTGAGCGTAGCCGAGCGGATCCGTACGTTGACGCACGTAGCCGAGCGGTCTGAGCGTCGACCACAGCGTTGGAGTAGGCAGTGCGTACCTGACGATGACAGTGCCGGTGCTGGTATCGGGTGACAGCCACGCGCGTACGCATGGCAGTGATGGGCCACAGTGCAGCGGTAGGCAGCGACACGGGACGCTGAACGTGTGAGTGATCGGGTAGGGCAGTGTCTATCGCTCGCCGGCCGTTCGGTGCTCAGTGTGGCGCGTAGGCATTGAAACGACAGCGGATCCGATAGACGGTATGGATTGTCGCGCGCGTGTTCCGCTCATGTGCTCAGTGCAGCGGTAGGCAGTGATGACATGGGAGAGCATGCCTTTATCCGCGCGCGTGCGAGCCAATGGCGCTGGCGACGGTATAACGTGAGGGCATGACGGTAGACGGAGTGACGCGCGACGTCGATAGGGTGTCGCGCGCGCGCGGCGGCAAGTTTGCTGGCAGTGATGGACGTGGCCGCAAATTGATCGGCATCAAAGGGACGCATTACCTGCATAGGCGCCTGCGTGAGGCATGCGCGGCAGACGGCTTGACTAGCGCTGAACTCATTGACAGTTTGCTAGACCTACGCGAAAAGGCCATCGAACGCGGCATTGTCCAAGCGCCGTTGCATCATAACTGAAATGTGTTGCGCGGCAGCATCATTCGGCCGCAGCGCTGAAACATGTTGCGCGGCAGTACCTTTGGGGATGGTGCCCCTCCCGTTTTGGCCGGCGCGCGCCGGGCTCTTGCGGCCCGTTACTTCGACTCACGCGCACAAAACGTCGAGATTTTTGCCCGAGATTTTATCGAAAGTTGACCTGCGGTTTTGTTGTTAGCGGCCTGGTCAGCGTGTCGAGAGAAATGTAAACCGCCGCCTGGCGCGTTACCCTGCCGATCATGGCATCACCCGATTTTGCATCGCAGGGGATTACCGCTGACGCCATCACGCGCGCGGTCGCTGCCGGTGTGATCGCGCCGGTGGACGAAGAGTTGTGGGAGCGCCGCATGCGTGCGCTGACTTTACGCAACATGGGCTGTACGTTTTCGGTGATCGCCGCGGAGCTGGGCGTAAGTGCCACGGTGGCTCGTGCCGATGTGCGCGTTGCCTATCGGGAGGTGCTCAACGAGACGACCGAGGATTTCGTCGCGCGCCAGCGCTCGGTGTTACTGGATTGTCAGCGCGGCGCTTATCCGCTGGCGATGCAGGGTGACAAGGACTCGATCATGGCGATTGTTCGCTGTTTGGAGCAGGAGGCCAAACTGTTGGGCCTGTATGCACCGGCGCGGATGGCGGTGGGTATCAGCGACGTCGATTTCGCCGAGCAGGCCGCCGAGCTCATTTCGAAGCTGGGACTGACACCGCCGAAAGAGTTGATGCCTCATGCCACCGGAACCGAGCGTGCAGAGCTTGCGGCAAATCTGGCTCGCGCAACTGAAGCTCTCAATGCCTCCGAGATCGTGGACGGGATCATCGAACGCATCGCCGATCTGGGCTTCGACATTCCGGCGTTCGATCTGCCGATCGATGCTGATCCATATTTCGTCGACAGGGTGGCTGCCGATATCGGTGACAATGCGATCGGCGCGGCTGCGGCTGCTGCTATCGACCCTGACCGATTCGGTAGCACCGGACCCGCAACCAGCAGGGACAGTGAGGGCAGTGCGAATGAAAAGGGAGATCACGACAACGGCTGGTCCAATCTCTGATGCGATGAAGATGGCGCATCGAACACCCGTGATGCCGGCCAGGATTGCCGAGCCGTTCCATGATGCGACGCTGGCCGAGGTGCGTGAGGTGTGGCTGCCACGACTCGATGACGCCGATGTGCTGGCCGCGGCGTGTAGCACGGGACTGGTCACCGACGGTGTGCGTGACGCGGTGGAGTCTTCGATGATCGCGGCGTGCGATGTGCTGGCGCGCCGATGGATGGAGACGCACGGTCTCGACATGGGCAGCGACGATCAGGTCGTCGCGTTCATCGACGCGGATCGGGTGGGAGTGCGTTTCACCATGATCATCGGCCGGGCGAGCGGGCGCAGCGGTGCTTATCGTCAGGACGCATGGTATTGGTCGGCGCGCTGGACGTATTGGGCCGATGTGCTGATGGGCTTAGTACGCAATAACGCGACCCCGGCACATCGGGCCGGTGTCGCCTCCGGTGATGTGATCGACCTGGATTCGCGCCGGCTCGCCGCGGCGCTGGGGATCACCAATATGGAAGACGAATGACGGTTGATGTGGGGCGCCGGCGTGATTACCTGAGGTTTCCCCGGACCGCTGCGCCGGTGTCGATGACAGCGCGCGCGGCGGCCTGGGCGTACGGCTTCCCGCTCTACAATCCCGCGACGCGCGCCGGTTACACCGGTCGTGGTTATGTCGGTGGCATTATCGAGCTCGGCGGCGGCTACAGCACTACGCAGATGAACAGCTATTTCGCACCGTTTGCGCGTTACGGCTATCCGGTGCCGGCGTTCATCGCGGTGCCGGTTGGTCAGGGCGCCAACGGCGGTGGGATGGATCCGCAGGGTGCCGACGGGGAAGTGCAATCGGATATGCAGGTCGCCGGTGCGGTGGCACCGGGCGCGACGTGGCGGGTTTATTTCGCCGGCAATACCGATGAGGACTTCGAGGCGGCATTGTCACTGGCCTTTTCCGAGTGCAATGGGGTGACGTTGAGCTGGGGCGGCCCGGAGAACACCTGGGATCCAGCGGTGATGGCGCGCTTCGAAACGGTCATCGCCGCGGCCAAAGGACATCATGTGCCGTTGTTCGTCGCGGCCGGTGACGCGGGATCCGGTGACGGCTCCGATGACGGGAGCCAGGTCGATTTTCCGGCGTCGGCGCCCAGTGCGATCGGCTGTGGTGGTACCAGGTTGGTGCTGACTACCGCGGGTCAGCGGTTTACCGAGGTGACCTGGGACGACAACCCGCGCACTGACGCGACCGGGGGCGGCGTCAGTAAAGCGTTTCCGGGTCGTCAAGTGCCCGATATCGCAGGAAATGCCGACCCTGATACCGGCTATGAAGTGGTCATCGACGGTAACCATGTCGTTATCGCGGGGACGTCGCTGGTGGCACCGCTGATGGTGGCCGGTCATGCGTTGTTGTGGGAGGCGGCCGGGGCCAACGGCCATACGTTCGATTATCTAGGTCTGTTGGCCGGGACGCCGGGCAGCTTCTACGACGTGACGATCGGGCGCAACGGCGCTTATCGTGCCGGGCCGGGCCGTGACGACGTGACAGGGCTCGGTGTTCCGAATTTGAAACCGTCCCTGCAGATATTGGCCGCCAGGGCAGCGATGGAAGGGAAATGAATGACAAATGACTCGGGGCGCTCACGCAGGACGATAAATACCGTCGCAAGATCGCGCTGGGAGCCTGATGATCAGCTGATCGCCGCGGTGCGCTGTGGCTCAAGCTCAAGAAAAATGAGCAATCTCACCGACGCCGATCGATCGTGGGTGGTCGCCGGCCTGACCTTGGGTGGCTTCACCGCCGAGGATATCGCCGACCGGCTCGGGTGCAGTCTGCGGTTGGTGCGATCGGTGCGCGCCGCCGACATGACACAGGTCTGTCTGATCTATCAGCGTGAGGTCGAGGCGTTCGCTAATCAGATGGCGCTGGCGGATTCCGACGCACGTACTCTGCGCCGCGATCTAAGCGACATGGCCGCCGACCGGGACCGGATCAAAGCACAATTCGATCGGGTGCTCGACGCTCGTTTGGTCGGTCAGCCGATCGACACCTGCGGCCAAGGTCATTTGATGGCTGACTGGAATACCTACTGGAATGCCGGCCGACGCTGGTGTCGCGAATGCCATGCCAGTCGCCAACGTGATTACCGTTTAGCCCGCAAGCTGAATTTACCCGTTCAACTAATTCGTGATGCACGTCGCCGCGGGGATCTGGACATTGTCATCGAAAACGTGCTACGCCCGGCTAGCACGGCGTCGATAGGTCAGGACACACCGGGAGCAGTGACAGTTTAACCGTCACGTACGTCGGCTATCCTGGGCCGCGTGCCCTGGTTCATCGACAATCGCCAGTTGCGAATGGCTGTGTGGTTGATAACCGAAGCCGTCACTCGCCCCATCATCGAAAGATTGGATCAGCTCATGACCCTTGTCACTGTCGACTCCGATGCCTTGGCCGCGGTAGGAACCGCGGTCAATTCACTCGAAACTGAATTCGAGGCTTTCGTCGCCGCGAACCCGGCAATTCCGGCCGGCAGCCTTGACGGCATCAATGCCAGTCTGGCCGACTTCAAGACCAAGTTGGACGCGGCATCGACCCCGGTAACTGGGGGCGGCCCAACCGGTGGATCGACCGGCGCCACCGGTGCCACCGGTGCTACCGCCGCTCCAGGCGATCCAACTTCAGGCACCGGTACCCCGCCAGCGTCCTGATCTAGTAGGAGAGCTAGCGACATCGCCCCGGCATCGCCTAATAAGGCAGCCGGGGCTTTGTCGTGTCCACCGCCTCAATTCGGATTGATCGACGTCGGTCCGCGGGCGCCCTTTTTGCCGCTGTGCTTGCTCTCGGGTAATCGGCGGTAGCGGATCTTCGGGCCGCCGGCGGTGCGATGCGATTTCTGGTCGGCCCATGGCTGCTTGCTGGCCCACGCCCATTTCCATTGCTTTTTGCTCTTGAAGCCGCGATAGGTGCCGCGTTTCTTGCCGACGCCGACCTTGGCCATACCACGGGCAGCGTTTGATTTACCGCCGGCGGTTGGTTTTGCCGATCCCGTGCCGCGCGAGCGCCCACGCGCCATCGTTACTTGACGCCGCCCCGGCTCGGGGTCGCATTGGCCTTCGGGTCACCGGTCGACGTAACGGGCAGTGACGGGTTTGCCTTCGGCGTGCCGGCGGGCGCACTCGGTGTGTTAGCAGCCATGGCGCGAGTCTAGCGATGCCCCCGGCGCGTCAGGCTGCCTTTTTGCCCGCGTCTTTCTTGCGTGCGTTCGCCAGCATTCGCTTGACCGTGGGATTCTTCGCGTACCGTGATCTGGCCACTTTGTTGAGTACAGCTTTTTTGTTGCCATGTCCGCGTAACCGAATCGCCGACTTGGCATGTGCCACGCTGTCGACGGGATAGCTGCCCTTTTTCAGGCCCTTGCCGCCACCGTATTTGCGCCGGGCCGCGGCACTGGGGGAGCTACTGCCTTTGCTGAATGTCATCCGAGCATTACGGCCACGAACAGGCATCTTGCGATTGCCCCGTGACCCTTTGCCCCACTTCACACTTCGTGATTTGGTGCGTGTTCTAGCCATGGGGTTGATGTTAGACCTCGGGCCGTACCACGTCATCGTCACGAAAAGTCGCCGTCAGCCCGGTGTTGGCGTTGAGCACAGTCACGCTTCGTACGACCAGTACGCCGCCGCTGAGCACCTTGTGCACCTCGCGTGGAATGACCGGGCGTTCAATATCGCTGCTGTGTTGCACGATCACCACGTCGATCATCGATCAATATCCCGGCGGCGGAATCATGTCATGAGTCGCGTCCGCGATCGTGACGCGCAAGGGCTCTGTCGACCGGGTTGTGCCCGAGGGTGCATACTGCGGGCACATGTCGACCACAGCCAGACTGACAATCTCGATTGCCGTGGTAGTGGGCACGCCCGCGCCGGTGATCAGCCGTTGCACGGCTTCTACGATAGGCAATCCGTCAGCTAGATTGGCGCAAATCAATTGACCGACGTAAACCTCTTGGGCCGGAGCACCCAACGGAATTCCGGCGCCGGAGAGATCGATGACGTACTGGACCTGGCCAGCGTCATCGGGAGCGCCATGAGCGACGGGTATTGACGCAGTAAGGCTTATGATCGCTCCCGCGATCACGACATTGGTAAGAACATGGTTCATGGCGGTCCTACTTTCAATGGCTGTGGTGTGAAGTAAAGGGTGAAGTGATGGACCCGGCAGTGGTCAGACTGCCGGGGTCGCACTGTTCCGCGTTTTCCCCTCTGACCAGGTAACTAGTTTCGCGGAGACATTTCAGGGTTATATTTCGGGTCGACATCAGGATCGACGCCGAACGCCACTGGCGGTAACAGTAAATTGTCAATGATCTGATTGGTCACGGCGGCGATAAATCGGGCAATCATGCAGCTATTCCGCCCGCGATGAACATCACGGTAAATAACGAGGTCAAGGCAACAGTTGCAGTGATCATTTCGCTGACACTGTGCCGCGGCGCCCTACTCAACCAGTAGCAGGCCATGAAGCAAATGAAAATTAATGCATGCAGTGTGCTCACGATTGCCTTCCCGTGATCGCGATGACATCGTTGCCGGCGCGGAAACGATCGACGGCCTCGACCAACAATGCGGCCTCCCATGGATCTGCACCGGATTCTTCCAGTGCGACGCGCAACCGTTCCCGGCGACGTTCTAGGGCGGCCTGGAATCGAGCATCGGCCATGACCATTTGACGAATATTGGCGAATCGAGTATCGGCGGCCAGTTTGTCCGACCAAACGATGTGTGCGTTGTCGTGAGCCGCTGTAATGGCTTTGCGCTGCCGGCGGGCCGAGATGGGGTTGCAGGTACGACACCATACGCTGTGCATGACGAAATGCTTGACCTGGTTCATGTGATGTTTCACGGGAAACATCCTCTCTATCAGGCAGTTCAGCGGGACCATCCCGCCTACACCACTGACAGTAGACCTCCTAAGTCGGGATTGTCAATGATAATTTCCACATGACAACGGCACCATAATCGGTAAAGTGCACGACATGAAACGACTCATCACTGCGATGATTTTACTGATTGAGCTGATCAGTCCCGCGCGCGCCGCCGCGATCGGACCGACGACCTACACCGTCGAGCCGTTCGACTTCGATGGTGTCGCGGGCATCACGATGACCGTCACACAGCTTCAGTTCGGCGGTCGATACTGCCGCCCATGCGTCAAGATCCCTTACCCGGCAGACGGAACCCCCGCGCACAATCAGCTGGCCGCCGACAACATCGGCAAGGTGAAGTTTCAGCCCGGTGACATGCTGCTGGGATTCTCGCTCGGGGCGCAGAACATTTCATTGGCAATGTCACAGGGCAAAGTGCCCGGCTTTGTCAATGTGGTGCTGGCCGGTGACACTTTTGCGCGCAATGACGCCTTCAATGCGCATACGCCACCCGTCGGTATTCCGGCTAATACACCGAACAGCGTGCTCATGGTGGTCAATGAATTCGACGGTTACAGTGACCTACCGACGATACCCAGTGCCCCCGGTTACGGTCTGGCGTGGCTGACTGCAGGATTCGGCACCCAAATTCTGCACTACTACCGCAATGCGAACCCCGACGACCTGGCCAACGTGGTCACGAAAAAGGGCAATATCAAGGCCGTTTTAGTTCCCACACTGCACCTTCCGCAGAACGCCTACCTGCGGGCGGTGGGTATGGCGCCGTCGCAGGCCATCGAAGACGCCCAGCACATTCAGATCAATACCGCTTACGCGCGAGCGGGCTCGACGCCGGCACAGCGCGCCGCCGCGACGAGCCAGCAAGTGCCGTTTCCTGCGCCGGCATGGGTGAATACCCCTGAGGCGGCCGCGACAATTCCATGATGCCGTCGTAACGCCTAGTACGACAATGCCGTTGGGATCGGTATAGTGCTCAGCATGGTCTCTTTCGTCAGTGTTCCTGAGTTCATCGTCATGCAGGCCAATTACCGGTTGATTTATCTGATCGGAGCGCCTGGCTCGGGCAAATCGACACTGATGCGTCGGCTGACACAGGACTTCGACCGGCTTCCGATAGACAATCCCGTGCCTCATGACCAGTTGCTCACATCTGCTCTGGGCGCCGCGACCCACGCCGAAATCGGGCGTCAACGTGGCGACTTCAGCGGCACCGACGCCTTGGCGAGCTCGATCATCACCCGCGCCATGCCATGGATCGCGACCCGGCCCTATCCGATCCTGCTGGCCGAGGGTGCCCGGCTCGGCAATACCCGATTCCTGACCGCGGCGGTGCAAGCCGGCTACGCCGTGTTGCTGGTGGTGCTCGATCATCCTGACGTCGAAGCGTGGCATCAGATCCGGTCCAAACAGCTGGGCAACTTCCAGAACACGGGCTGGGTCCGCGGGCGATTGACGGTTACACGGAACCTTGCCGATAATCCACCGGCGGGTGTCAGCGTGGTACGTGGTCATCCCGATGAGCTGATTGACAAACTTCAAGCGGTAGCACAATTGAAGGTGACCGCGTGACCGATCAGGATCCTGGTTCGTCGGGAATAGAGACGATAGTTGTTACTTTATCGGTAGTGTTTATCTTATTGCTGATCGTGGCGTTGTTGGTTAAAGCTGATTGGGTGTGAGAATGAGCTGATGGCGCGCCGTAAAGAGCCGGAGTTCGTGGCGCCCGACGTCTGGAACACCGACGGCAGTTTTAGCTCGGAAAAAGCCGAGTTGATCTACACCGAAATCAAACGCGCGAAGTGGCCCGACGAGCAAAAAACCGCCATGCTGACCTGGCTGCGTTCGGCAGCACGGCGCGAAGAGATCAAGACGAAGTACGCCAATGCCGTTGACCTGGCCGCCAGCGTTGATCCCGACTTCAACGTCACCCCGGCCTTGCGATTGATCAGCGATGAAATCGAGGCTGGCCCGCTCGCCGGCGCGCAACGTAACCTGATTATCACGATGCCGCCGCAGGAGGGGAAATCGACGCTGGCCGCGGTGTGGACACCGATCCGTGCGCTTCAGCTCGACCCTAACCGCCGAATCATCCTGGCCGCCTACGGTGACACGCTGGCCGAAGAACACAGCACGAAAATTCGCACGATCATCGACAGCCACGGCACCGACGTTATGGACTCGATCACTGGATTGCAGATCCAAGACAAGATCGGGTTGAAACTGAGCTCACGCGCTAACCGAGTGGCGAGCTGGGGAATCGACGGCGGCATCGGCGGCCTAAAAGCAGTTGGCATCGGGTCTGCGATCACCGGTCGTGCCGCCGACCTGTTCATTATTGACGACCCTTTCAAGAACATGATGGAAGCCGACTCACCGGCTCATCGTCGCAAGATCAACGAATGGATGAACACTGTCGCGCGGACCCGGCTGTCTCCTCAAGCTAGTATGATCTTGATTCAGACCCGCTGGCATCCCGATGACCTAGCCGGCATAGTGATTGACAATGAGCGGAAGCTGGCGCCCGAGCATCGCACCTGGAAGTTGATCAACATTCCCGCGGTCGCCGAAGCCAACACTGGCGAGGTCATCATCACTGATTCCCTTCAGCGAGAACCTGGCGAATCCATGATCAGTTCGCGCGGCCGGACCAAAGCACAATTCGAGGCGACACGCCGCGCCGTCGGCGAGCGCACCTGGTACGCGATGTATCAAGGTAGCCCACGTAATCCGGCCGGTGGCCTGTTCGAACGCGCCTGGTTCGAACCACGACTGGAGAATCCTCCCACCATGCCGGTCGCCGCGGTGATCGGCGTCGACCCGGCCGATTCCGGTGAAGGCGACGAAACCGGCATCATCGGCGGCTATTTGACTCAGAATGGCACTGTGGTGCTCGCTGAGGACTGGTCAGCCCAACTGAGCTCGGATGCGTGGGGCGTCCAGGCAGTTAAGTTGGCATTGACCATTGGCGCGCGCGAGATAGCGATGGAAGCGTTCGCCGCGGCGAACGCCTACGTCAACGTAATCAAAAGCGCATGGCGCACGATCCACGGCGATGCGGTTAAAAAGGCGAATGCCGGCGCAGTGCTCACTCCAATTGAACAACGCGCTTGCGTGGCCGACATGCCTTTCACAATCTACAAATGGCGCACGCCCGGTGATCCGGTCGGCCGCGCCGCCCAGTTACGCCAGGCGCTCGAAATCAAGAAATGCCGCACTGTTGAATACAAACTAAGTGTGTTTGAGAGCCAGGCGGCCGACTGGCAGGCCGGCCAACACTGCCCTGACCGGGTGAGTGCGGCCATCATCACCCATCACCGGCTCGCGGCGCTGGGATCCGGACAAATGAGCTTGGCGGCGCCGATCACCGGGCGCATGAATGATGTACCGGCATGGATGAAACGTCGGATCACCGAGCCCGTATCCGGGCGCAACAACCCGTTCCTACGCCGGGTAGTAGCACGATGATCGCGCTACTGATTCGCTGGTGGCGACGACGAAGGCGTCGACATTTTGATCATGATGCGGTACAGCTCGACGCTGACGAATCATTAGACCTTTAACCATCGGGTTACCGGTCCGCCGATAACGGCCAAGGGGGTGCTGGGCCGTGCCTTTGACCCACTTAGCCCGATAACCGGGCCTTATGTCGTCTCGGGATGGCTCTGAACGAAGGCTAGATCAGTCATTGCCATGTCCTCGTCGCGGAACACCCGATCCTCCCGCCACAGGCCATACTGCGAACCATCTAGCCAGATCACGTCGTATTGCAGAGACCACAGTAGGTTGCCTAGTTTGTCCTCACGCGACACCACTCGCCATTGCTTCATGTTGCGCTAGGCCAATTGTTTATGCAGGTCAGCGGCCAACTGTGGATAATCCGCCTCGCATGAATCTGCATACGCCGCAAGGGCGACACGGGCGTGCGGGTCGCTGTCGTAGGCAAGGACGAACGCACGCCCGACTGGCTTGCCGTTGATCTTCTCGACGCGGTACTTGCCGTACAAGCCGCGCTCGGTATCTGGGTTTGTCATGTCTTCCTCCGTCGAGTGCCGATAATCGTGCGTTACGTCGGGTCGTTGGCGGTAAAGCGCCGACGCCAGCCGACCTGGCGATGCTCCCGAATGAGTCTCCAGATATCGTCTCGATCGGGGCTTGCCGGTGGTCGCGCACCATCTCGGTGATCCGGTCGAGCAGGTGTTCATCGGTCATCGCCGCGCCGCCATCTCGGCCATCATCTTCCGCATCGTAGCCGCGAGTTAAGAGGATCTTGGGTTGCAACGGGGGAGGAGCCCCCCGGAAGTTGTACACCCGGATACCCTCCAGATCTGAATCGTCTACCAATGCAGCTTTCCCATAAATTCGAGGTTGACCTTGGGGACTGTGTCAATTGGAAACCCAAGATAACGGCAGCCGATTGCAGCGATAACCATGGCGTCGGCTTCGTTATTGTTGGTCAGCGTAACGTCAGGGTAGCGCCGTGTCGTCGTTAATAGGACGGTGTCTTTGTCAGCGTTGCCCTTGCCGGTCGCGTACTTTTTCACGGTGGCAACATTGACGATGACGAGATCGATGTCGTGGCGTTCGCACAGCCGGATGACTTCTCCCCAGATCCACGGCAGCACCCATGAGGATTCACCCTTAGCACCGTAAGCGAGTTCTTCCAGGGCCACCAAGTCGACGCCTTCCAGTGCTGCTTCGATCTGCTCCAGCAGCACGGACACCCGCCGGGCCATCGCACGTTTGCTCTTGTCTTTTGCCGGCTTGGGCGCGCTGACGGTGCAAACGTCGATCTTCGCCTCTACCAGTGTCGCGCTGAATGGACCCGGCTTGTGAGTGTCGATGTCAACGCGACACAGCCCCGTCGCCGTTAGTGAGCTGTCGATCCCTAGAATGCGCGGCATGGGCTCATCCTAACGCACATTGCCGCCGTTATCGGCATTGTCCCGGTAGTGTTGGCGCCATGACATTGTTCATTTTGACGATCTATGTTCTGGCCATTGCGCGTTTAACGCGCCTGATCAACGCAGACACGATTCTAGATGCACCGCGGTTGGCAATCGCCGCTCGTGAGCGCCAACATCGAAGCGTTGCCAAAGGGCTGGAAGTGGACCTTACACAGCCGAAATTGCATGAATATCACCGGTCGTTGGCCCGACGCTGGCAGACGGCCTTGTATTTCGTGCAATGTCCCTGGTGCATCAGCATGTGGCTGGCCCTGGCCGGCGCCATCGTCCCGGTTCGTTTGATCGGTTGGTCGTGGTGGGCATTGTTCCCGGTCGGTCTCGCGGCGTCGCATCTGATTGGCGTGTTCGCTTTCGCCGCAGATACCGAGGAGATGGACTATGAAGATGAGACGGTCAATTGACACGCTGACCCGTTAGCCTGAGCAGATGGCTGGTGCCCTTCGTGTTGTTCGTCGTCCCAAGGGCCAGCCTGCTCGACAGCCTGCATTAACCGCTGCGTCGCAACCGATCACCGACCCGTCACAGTTGTTCAAATCGACGGCCGGCGTCGGCATTGGTGCGACGAGTCTCGGATGGCAAGAGATAGCGTGGGAAATGCTCGATCTGGTCGGCGAGCTGCGCTATTACGTGGGCTGGCGATCGGCGTCGTGCTCACGGACCAAGCTGATCGCCAGCGAGCTGGACGATGAAGGTGTTCCGACCGGTAAGTGCGACAACGAGCGCGTAAAAGAAATTGTCAAGGCCATTGCCGGTGGCCGGCTCGGTCAAACTCAGATGATCAAACGTCTGGTGGAATGCTTGAGTGTGCCGGGCGAGACGTGGGTCGCCATCGTTATGGGCTTGCCCGGCGCCCCTTCGGCGGGTACGTGGCTGCCGCTAAGCCGTGATGAAATGCAGACCAAGGGCAACGTGGTTACCGTGACGCTACCCAACGGCACAAAGCATGATCTGAATCTGCAAGGCACTAACAGCGACAGTTTGCTGCGGATCTGGAATCCTCGGCCGCGCCGAGCCTACGAGCCAGACAGTCCGGTCCGGGCATGTTTGGACCCGCTGAACGAGATCGTGCGAACCACGAAAACTATTGCTAACGCCAGTAAGTCGCGTTTGATCGGTAACGGAATCGTGCTGATTCCGCAGGAAATGAGTCTGCCGACACAAGCCACGCCGACAGCCGCCGGAAAACCCGACGGGTCGCCCGCACTTCCCACGGTCAACATGCCTGCCGCGACACAGTTACAAGAGCTGTTGTTCCAGGTTGCGCAAACGGCCTATGACGATCCTGATTCGATGGCGGCATTGATTCCCATCATGGCCGGTGTGCCTAGTGATTTGATCGAAAAGGTAAGCCATGTCAAGTTCGATAACGAAGTCACCGCACTGGCCATTCAGACCCGAAACGATGCCATCGCCCGACTGGCGATGGGCCTCGACGTCAGCCCCGAGCGGCTGCTTGGGCTGGGCAGTTCCACGAACCACTGGAGCGCTTGGCAGATCGGCGACACCGATGTTCAGCTGCACATCGCCCCGGTGATGGAACTGATCGTCCAGGCGATCACCAAAGACATTTTGTCCGTGGTGTTCGAACGTGAGGGTATCGATCCAGAACAGTACGTGCTCTGGTATGACACCGGTGGTCTGACCAGTGACCCCGACAAGTCCGATCAGGCCAGTGACGCTTTCGACCGCGGGTCGATCACCGCCGAGGCTTACCGTGAATTTCTGAATCTCGGCGACACCGGTTATGACTTCACGACGCTGCAAGGCTGGCAGCAATGGGCGTCAGACCGAGTGAGCCAGGATCCCACATTGCTCCAGCCGCTCATGCCACTGCTGCCGACGACGCTGCAAGGACTCGATTTCCCCGAGCCGGTACCTGCATTGCCGGCGGCGCCGGCCGATCACACCGACGTCGAGAGCGACAGCGGCGGTGACAGCGAGACACAGGGCGACGGGCAGCCGGGTAGCGAAGGCGCTCCACCGCCCAGTGAGCGAGAGACCCGTTCAGTGATCGGAGCCGACGAGCTGTCGCTGGTAGAGCGCCTACTGGTCACTCGTGCATTGGAGCTCGCCGGTAAGCGCAGGGTCAACAGCCGCGACACCGCGCAACGCAATCGGCTTGCCAATTACCAGCCCCACGAATATCACCGCTTGCTCCCGGCGGTCGATGAACGAAAGATTCCCGATCTGATTCGTGGCTGGGACACGGCCTTAGAAGACGATGTCATCTCGCGAATGGGCATTGACAGTGAACAGTTGCGTGCTCGTGTGCGCGCCGAGGTGCGCCGTCAGCTCACGACCCAAGTGGTGAACGCTTGATGGGGCGCCCTTTCATTGTCGATTTGCAGAACGACAGCACACGCAAGCTTAAAACCACCTTGGCCAAGGTAGGCGCTGAACTGTGGGAACGTGAATACGGTACGAAAGCAAAACCAACCGCAAAACCAACCACAGACGTACCGCTACCCAATGCGGTGAACGCCTGATGTGGCCGCAATCGAAGGGTGAAGCCCTCGATCACACGTTGGCCGCCGAGCAGGCGATCAGCGACCTGGTGAGCGCCGCGATCGAACGCTGGCTGCCATCCGTGGAAAGTTCTGTGCTCCCCACGCTGGCCGGCAATCTGGCCGCCTCGGGGTCAAGCTATAACGGCGATCCATATGCCGATCGTCAACCGGGAAAATCATTACCACCGAACCTTGCTGCGTTCACATCGGGACAGGCCGCCGGTCGTTGGGATCAGCACTCTGGTGAGCTGATCCTAACGGGCCTCGCCGTCATTTGGGCGGTAGCTCTGACGCAGACTCTGTTTGCGCTGGATATGGAGCCGCCAGAGACCCCTGTCGGCGAGTCGCCTGAACTACCCGAGTCGGTGATCAAAGCGATACGAATTGCTACTGGCCTGGGAAAAGACGAGATTCAGGCCATTGAACATCAGGTGGCCAGCGCCCCTAACTATGCCGCCTCACGCGGAGATATGCTCGCGATGCATCGTAGCTACATTGACGACATTCCGGCGCTGATCGCACGAACAGTCCAGGCGGCGGTGAACAACCTTCCGAAAGATCAGGCGGCCGACAATGACACGGTGCGTTTGACAGTGCACCAGGCCATGAGCCCGGCCAGCGTGGAAATGCGCGACCTCGCCCGCGACCAGGGCTATCAGGCCGCTGGCGTACAGAACCATGCCGTTCTGGCCGCGGCCAAGTCAGATGACGACGCCGAACAGCTAGAGAAGCTGTGGATAGCCACGATCGACTCGCGTACCCGCGATACCCACTTCGCCGCCGACGGCCAGCGAGCACCGCTCAAAGGTAAGTTCACGGTCGGTGGAGTACAGCTCGATCGACCAGGCGACCCGACCGGACCAGCGCGTGAGGTCCGCAATTGCCGTTGCCGCGTCGGTGTGCTGGCGCACGACGAGATTCTGCCTGACGAAGTTGATCGACATACCGAGCGACTGGCTGGCCGCGATGCTACGGCCAGCCGTCGAGAGGGCTCGATTAAAGATGAAATTGCGCGACGATCAGGCAAGGGCGTCGTTCGCGCGCGTGACGATGACGACGAAGGTATCGGCAGGACAGCAGCAGGAGGCAGGGACATGACCGGAGTGACGGCAGCCGTGGGCGATAAGACGGCCGACGGCGGCACCATCGTCGCCGAGGGGCTGCTTACCGACGACGGCAAGACGGTCTACACCGACACCGGCGACGACGCGGATGCGGAGATGTTTCGCACGTTCACTGACCAGCCGGTTGCGATGATCGGGACGCCGACCAGCGACGGTCGTCTGTTGGCCAGCGATATTGACCTGAGCATGCGGGAAATGCCGCTGCCGCTGATGTGGATGAAAACGACTGGATCCGGCTTCGGCGGCCATACCGAGGCGTTCACCGTCGGCGTGATTGAGTCGGCCAAGGTCAGCGATGACACGGTGGTCGCCAGCGGGTACATGCTCAATACATCGGAGGCCGACGAAGCGACCAACGAAATCGGCCACGGTGTCACCGCGCCGAGCGTCGACCTGGCGGCAACCGAATGGAAGCTGACCGACGAAGACGGCAAGGAAATCAGCGAGGAAGATTGGTGGGACATGCCGACGGACGCGCAGGTGTTCCAAACGATCACCGCCGCGGAGCTGATCGGTACAACCCTGGTCGCAACGCCGGCCTTTGGAGCCACCAAACTTGCACTCAACGATGCTCGTGAGTCCCGTAATGTCGCGGTCGTTGCCAGTGCAGCTGAAGATTTCCGGCCACGGGTCTATCCGGCTGCGATGTTCGCCAAGCCGGTGCTGAGCGGGCCGACACTGCCCACGATGGACGACAGCGGCCGGATCTTTGGTCACCTCGCCTGCTTCGGTGAATGCCATCGCTCGATTCAGAGTCAGTGCGTCATGGCGCCGCGATCACGCACCGATTACGCACACTTTCACACCAGCCCGGCAGTGCGCCTTGACGACGGAAAGTCATTAGCCGTGGGACGGTTGACCGTAGGCACCGGCCATGCCTCTGATCGTGTATCAGGGCCGGCGGCGATGGCGCACTACGACAACACCGGAACGTGTTTCGCCCTGGTCCGTGTCTATGAGGATGAATATGGGATCAGCTTTTCCGGTGTCGCGCACCCGACCGCGACAACCGAACAAATCGAGGCAGGGATTACTGCTCCGCTCAGTGGCGATTGGCGTGACTTCGGGAGCGGCCTTGAACTTGTGGCAGCACTGGCGGTTAACACGCCGGGCTTCGCGGCACGCGGACGTGAGGACGATCGCGGACGACCAGTGACCTTGGTCGCCAGCCTTGGACCGTCACCTCTCGATAAGCATTCGACGCGCGGCCCGGTCCTGACGTTGAACGATATTCGCCGGGCTGTGGTTGAAGGTATCGCTGCTAGCAAAGCCTCTGATGAAGCGATGGCGCTGTTAGCCCGTGCCGAGCGCACCGTCGGTCGGCCGCCGACACCAAACGATGAAATAGCCATGATGCTGGGAGGCCGTAAGTGATCTTTCTCGGTGTTCTGCTACTGATCATTTACATTTTCGTGCGGCATCCGTTACTTTTAGGTGCCGGTGTTTTGTTGCTGATCATTGGCATTGTGCTGTTGTTATCCAGCGGAATCGGCCATTACGGCTACTACTGATGGGCTGCAATTGCGGTAAAAACCGCGTTGGATCCAAGTCGGTCGTCCAAGGCGCCAACGGCCAGCGTGTCAAGGTGCTCGGCTTTCAGGTGTGCTATCCCGATGGCAGATGTACACCCGAAGATCAGCCGATCTTTTCTATGATCGAGGCGCGAAAAATGATCCGTGACGCCCGCGGGGGCACCGTCAAACGACTGGTGAAAGAAGTCGCCTGACGCTGTGGTGCACGGCAGCAATTTACTGTTCCAATGCAGAGAACCGAATGTGGGATGGCTACGGGCCTTCACGACGGCGATCTACCGAGTGTTCATGTATGTGTGAGACTTAGGAGTCCCGAAGTGGCTTTCCAATTGCCGGAACAGCTGCCCGCCACCGTCGCCGAGCTAGATGAGCTCCGCGGCCGAGCGCAGGCGCAGATCAACGTCATTCAGGCTCGGCATGAAGCCGGGGAAGAATTGACGCGCGACGATGCCGCCGAGCTGCGTCGCTTGTTGGATGCGGTTGACACCATCGGTACCGCTCGTGATGAAGCCGCTACGGCCGAAGCCGAGCATGCTACCGAAGTCAATGACTTGCTCACCCGCGCGCAAGGTCAACAGGCCAGCGACGAAACGCCGGATGACGCCGACGCCGACGCGCAAGAGGGAGGTGAAGCACCTGACGTTGTTGCCGAGGGTAGTGGCGATCAGGCCAATACTGATCAGACTGACATCGATCAGGGTCCGGCTGCTGTCGCGGCCTCCGGTAATCGGCCGGTAACCTTCGGCGGCGCCGGTGCTAATGATGCCCCGGAGAATGAAGGGCCGGGCTGGCAGATGCACCCGACCGCACCACGGTATCGGCCGGGCCGTGTCGGTTTCGCCGAACTGGGTCTAGCGCTGGACAGCGTTCGGCCGGGCAGCCGGTCCGCGCGCCAGCCCAACCGCAGCAACATGAAGCGGGATGGCCGCGAGTACAGCCGACAGGTAGTCGCCACTCTTGACCGTGGAGTTGAGGCGGTAGACGACAGTCACGCGCTGGTTGCCGCGATCGAGAAAGCTACCCGCGAGGTCAACGGTCAAAAGGTTACTGCGCAAGCCCTGACGGCGGCCGGCGGCTGGTGTGCACCGAGTGAACAGCTGTACGACTTCTGTGACGTGCCCGATGCGACCGATCTGCTGAGCCTCCCCGAAATCACGATCAACCGGGGCGGTATCCGGTGGCCGGTTGAACCGGACTTGTCCTCGATCTTTGAATCGTTCCAGTTCTTTTTCACTGAGGTAGAGCTAGAGCAGGAGGACGGCGGGGGCAACCCGACGGCGATCAAGGAATGTGTGTCGATTCCCTGCCCTGACGAGTTTGATGAAATCCGATTGAATGCGGTCGGTTACTGTGTCGAGGCCGGGATCCTGCAAACACAGGGCTGGCCTGAGCTGATCACCTGGTTCATGCAACATCTGGCTCAAGAGCACCTTCGTGCTATCAGTCGTCGATCGATCCTTGACGTGGTGAACGGATCCGGCTCGCCGATCATTACCCCGCCAGCGTCGGTCATGGGGTCAATTGCCTCGGTGTTGAACAGCTTGGAGCTCAACGCCACCAACATTCGGCTTCGCCGCGGTCTGAGTCGCACAGCCACCATTGAAGGCATTGCGCCGTCATGGTTCGCCGCGGTGCTGCGAGCCGATCTGGCGATGCGCGGCGATGACATCGACCTGCTCAGCGTCACCGACGCGCAAGTCAACGAATGGTTGACTGCGCGCAACATTGCGCTTCAATACGTCGGCGACTGGCAGACCCGCGACGCCGGTTATCCTGGCGCGCTGGACACGCTGGCATGGCCTGCGTCGGTCGACGTAGTGCTGTACCCGGCAGGAACATGGTTCCGGTCCATGTCGCCGGTAATCGAGCTCGGCGTTTTCTATCCCAAAGAACAATTGCAGGTCAACCGCTATACCCGGTTCTTCACCGAGGACGCGATTGCCGTCGGACGCCGCTGCAATGTCAGCGTCGTCGGCCGGATCCCGCTCGCTGTCACCGGTGCGATCGGACCGCGGATCGATCTGAGTAGCTACTACACCACGGCGCGTGCCAGCCTGGTGATCGGCGAGCAGGAAACTGGCGTTCCGATCACCACTGCCGGTAGTCAAACCAATGTGCCTAAGACGTACACACTGGCTACCAGCGGCACGCCGACGGCGGGCACTGTGGATATCGGAGTCGGATCGCTGACCGCGGCCGGCGTGGCATGGAATGCGACCAACACCGCGATCCATACAGCTATCGCTGCCTTGGATACCGGATTCGGGGCAGCCGACTTCACCGTCACCGGAGGTCCGTTGTCGACTGCACCATTGCAGATCACCGTTCCGCAGGAGGCGGGTGCTGTCACAGTAACCCCGCACCTGACCGGTGGCAGCGCGACTGTTTCATAAGGTCGTACAACAGCAGACTGGAGGCGCGTGACGTGGACAAACATGAGGCAGTCCACGCCACGCGCCTCCGCTATCTCAGGAGCGCAGCATGACGACCCCGCCGGGCGTTTCGCCGATCGACACCGATCTACCAGTTCTCGGTCAGGACGACGGCGGCCTGACTACCTTGACGACACCGATGCCGCTGCCGTCCATCCCCTTCGACGCGCCGCTGGTCAATCCCGCACAGATTGGCTTATACCCGCTGGTCGATTGGGATGAAGCCGGCGGCCCGAGCAGATTCTTGGGCGAAGGCGTTTACGTGCGGCCGTTCAACTACGGTGGCGCGGCGGCGTTCGGTGTGTGGGGTGCGGCCTGGTGCGGTGATGTCGAACGCATCACGATCAGCGGCACCGGCGGCACCTGGACCTACACCTACAATGGCGCTCCCACGGGGGCATTGGTCAACAACATCACCGCCGATAATCTTCAGCGCGCGATCGACGCGCTGCCGAACGTCGATGACGGTCAGGTCTACGTATCCAGCCCGTCGGCCGGTGTTTACCTGGTCAGTCACTCGATACCCGGCACCACCAGTGTTGACGGTGCCAGCCTGACCGGCACTAACGCCGGCGCGACGATCGACCCGGTTCGTAAAGAAGGCGAACGGCCCGATGACGGTGAGCCTTTCGGGCCGATCACGATCTGGGCCGCCGATGAGTGTGGTCCGGGTCCTGCAAGCGAGGCCGAACAGATCGTGCGCGCGCAGCAGAACCTCCGGCTGCTTGAACCCGTCGCCGTCGAACGCGAGTTGGCCGAGCGGATGCTGTTCGACGCGGCGCTGGGAGGGGCTATTCCGACGCGCTCCCGACTGGCCAGCGGCATCGCTTATCTGGAGAGCCTTTTGGCCGAGACGGGCACCGTCGGAGTCATTCACGCCGGCGCACAATGGGCGGCGATCGCAGCCAACCAGCAATTGCTGCCTTATCAGCAGACGGTTGGCCTGAAAACCCGCCTTGGCCATCAGTTTGCCTTCGGCGGCGGCTACGTTGACGGCCTTGGCACCGCCCTGGTCGCTACATCGACAATTTACGGTTGGCGCGATGAGGTTGTGGTGCGAACCGCCATGTCAAGCGACCCTTACGACAACCGGGTCATTGCCATTGCAGAGCGTAGCGTCGTGGTCGGTTATGAAGAACTGATCGGCGCGGTAACAGTTCCGTCGGATGAATTGGCATAGGAGAGCAACATGCCCAGCGGTGTTGAGACTTTCGTTGACAGCGGATTCGCCACGATCGATTTCGTGGACTCGTCGCTACGCGGGCCCGGCCTGGCAAAGCTGATCGCGATCGGTGGCCCCGAATCGGTCGAAACGATCACCCGCGACGGGCCGCGGCGTAAATACCGCGTGCCCGAGGGCAATGCCAGCGAGGCCGGTCTGATCGACAATCCCGTGACTGCAACCGCCCACGGTGATCTGAAGTACGCTCAGGCGTTGGCCGACGCTGACCCGGTGGCCGACGGTGGTATTTACAGTCCCGAGGTTCACACAGTCAAGGGATCCAATGACGCCGGACCGGTACAGCAGGCCCAGGTCGTTTCTAATCAGTCGGTCAGCACCACGGAGTCAGGCGTAGACGCTCCGGCTGAAGCGCTGGCGCCGCCGCATGCCGAAGTCATAGCCAATGTCAAAAAGATGGCCCAGAGCCGCCGTAAGGCGCCGGCGGCACGTAAACGTGCAGGTAAGTCGGGGGCACCGACAATCGCCGCGCAAAAGGCTGCACAGAGCAGCGATCCGCAATCACGTCCTGAAGGGATGTAAATCGTGACACAACCTGCTAGCACGTCGTTGCTTGATCGTCTGCGCACCAGCGTCGACAAGGTGATTCCGGCCAGTTACCGGGAGACGGTCTATCGCATCGTCGCCGCGGTGGTCACCGGTCTGACCGCTACCGGGGCGCTCACCGTCGACAAGGCATACTTGTGGACGCAGCTGGGCCTGGCGACCGTGACACTGCTCTTTGCGCTGCTCTACGCCGGTACTCCGCTACGAGCCACGTTCTATACCGTGATCACCGCCGGAAGTGCTGTGCTGCTGGCCTACGGCGTTGCCAAGGGCATCGACTGGCCGATTATCGTTGGTGCTGTCGGTCAAG